GCACAATCATTCAATGAGCCTTCGTAAATTACTTTGAATTCAAATGATTCACATTTTCTCCAAAAGTGGTATATACGATTCGTATCGTGGTTTTTCATGTTTGTGATATGTTGTAGCAATCGAGATTTCCAATCATTGGTGATACCGATATAAATTGCGGGATATTTGAGTGGTTTGCTCAATTTAAGTTTGATTGCATAAACATGTGGCATACATGCCACATAACATAAGTTTGTACAAAGAACATTACAAAATTTAAAATTCATTCAATGAAAGTTTACAACGTTTCAAGCATGAATGAATCGCTTGAACGTGTTCGAACGAAGTTCGATGAATTGTTCAAATCAACGTTGACGATGCGATCAACGGACGAGAGAAACGTTCTCAACACTCAGTTGCAGGTTGTGTCCGATTACAGGTTCGCTATCGACATTGATAGGACGATCCATGATCTCGTTGTGATTCATGCGTTAAAAGCAGAGGCCGCCTCCCCTGGATCATTTCGTGAATGCATTGAGTTGACGATCGATGAATTGTCGTCGATCAATTGGGGTAATCAAGATTCAACTGTTGATGATTCATCACGTGACAACGTCGAGCTTTTGACGACGGCCCCACGAGTTAGTGACATCGATTGGATCATTTCAATTTTTTGTGATCGAAGCATGATCGATCTCGTTCGATCGATCCTTGATATGACGGGATTTTCCGGTCGAGTATCGATCGAACGATCAAGCGCGAACATTGATATCGTTGAACAATTCGACGGTCATTCGTTCGATTTCAATGTTGCGTTCAACGTAAAGAAAACGATCTTGACCTCCCCGAAGGTTCTTTTGATCGATGGTTACGTTGAAAGCGTGTCAGAAATTCACCACTTTCTAACACTGGCAAACGATACGAAGGAAACGATCTTGATGTTCTCACGAGGAATGTCAAATGATGTCGTTCACACGTTGAAGACGAATTTTGACCGAAAAACGTTGAACGTGATTCCGATTCTCGTTGACTTCGATTTCGATGGTATCAATTCGCTTGCTGACTTGAGCGTGATCTCGGGTGTGGATGTTGTCTCTGCTTTGAGGGGAGATTTACTGAGCTCCATCGAATTGAACTCGCTGCGATCGATAGATTCAGCCATCATTGAACAGAAACACGTTGTGATGAAGACGAACGCATCGGCCCGGATCCTTGATCATGTTAATTCATTGAAAAAGAAACGAGATGATTCAGAAAACGATATCGTGAAAGCATCGTTCGACTCGAGGATCAAGTCAATGTTGAGCAATCACGTGATCGTTAGGTTGCGAAACGATAGCAACATCGTGTACAGGACGCAGTGCATCGATCACGTGTTACGAGCCTACAAATCATTGATGTCTAACGGGACAATCGTTCGCGATGGCGAGAAGATGCTAGCAATGTCGGTCACGTCTGCAAAATTGCACGCAAAAAATTGCGTGAATTCAATCAGGAACTTGGGAGCGATAGTGATCAAATCTCAGAAATGAGGTAAATATTTCCCCATGAAAACGGAACGTATGGTATTGAATACGTGATGTGACCGTTTTCAACTGAAATGTCGACTGAGAAACGTGAAAAATTTCGACTAAGATGAGCGAAAGTCATACAAAACGTTGGGCGAACATGACGATCGAACAACGTGAAGCAATTCGTTTAAAAATGAGAAAACCGAAACGACCTCGAACGAAACGAAGTTTTATATTTTGATATTATCGTGCCAGGCAAGGACCGCGATAATTTTGCGAACCGTCTCAGAATCAATGTTTCCGAATTTATCTTCCATCGATGCGTAAAGTTCGTTCGCCGTCTTCACCGCCTGTTTCTTTGAAGCGCTTAGCTTATTTACGACATCGTCCGCGCCAGCGGTCGCTTTACTTGATGAGGGATCCGAAATGTTGCTCGAGCCCGTGGGTTGTGAGACGTTAGTTTGTTCAGTTCCTGAAGTCTGAAACGTTTGCTTCGCAGCAGTGTTTTGTGCCCCAGTGAGAGATTTTGCAATTTCCGATACGTTGCTCAATTTTTCAACGATCTCCTTCGAGATCTCTTCGATCTTGCCCACGTTCGCATTCATCAGATCTTTTGCAATCTCGCTAAAGTTGCTCTTGATGTACTTTTTTTGCCAATTCTTTGAAAGCTTCTTCATCGCACCGTCGGGCTGAAATCCCTTGATGATCAGATCACGCAAATTTTCGCTTCGGAGACGGTCGTCCGTGATCCCGCTGATCGTCGTTTGATCGGTTGAACCAACGATGAGTTCCTTCAACGTTTTGTCTTCAGGATTGTCGACACCCGTCTTCTTCGCCTCAATGTACGTTGAAAAGTCCTCAAAAAAGTTCTTGAGTGCGTCACAGAACGCAAAAGCGTCGATCAGAGGATTCTGTGATTGCTTGAACAAGCTGATGAACTTTTTGATCAATCCCGTATCCGACTTGCTTGAAAGGACGGAATCAACATCGTGAACCGCGGAATCTCTCGCTGCCGCCAACGACTTCAATCCTGCTTGAGAGAACTTGATTGATTGCAACGATTTGAAAATTTCAGTCGCTTGTTTCATCAAATCCTTACTGAAGGCTTCAAGGATCGTTCTTTCGAACAGGATCTCTTTCTTACGAAGATAAGATTCCTTCAATGATACGTTTGATTTGTACATTATGAACGATAAATATGTACGATCATTTCATGAGTTTACTTAATAAGATCAACGTTGCGATTCACGATCAATTCACTCGAACCGCTGACGAAGCTGAACACATTCTCGTCACTGCGAAGCAAACGAACGTGCTGAAGATCGATGATGCTGCGTTTCAAACTGTTTTAACGCTCGTGCGGCAATCCATCGAATCAACGTTCATCAAGACGAACGTGACGTTTTCAAGGCAATTTGAGTCCATTTTGGACGCACTCGAAAAAAAGAAGTAATTCATGCAGGGAATTCGTCATCTCGTACGTTGTCGGTGCATTCTTTCGCAATTCAAGAACCTCAAGGATCCTCCGAACCATCAATTCGTCGTTTTTTCGGTGATTGATGACAGTGATAACGTTCGTGTGAAATTCGCTCAGTGCGACAATTGTGGTATCATTCACAAGGTATTCGAAATTGGTAAATCTGACGTGATCTCCAACAAGGAGACGATGGGTTCGATCACGACGATCGATGACCTGAAAAATAGCATGCCCGAAAAAATGGTGACATTGCTCGAGAAGAATGACGTGGCCGATGTTTCTTCATGGGAGGAAGCAAAATTCATCATTGAGAACGAAAAATGGGGTAACTTCATCGTTCTCTCGAAGGATTCATCCGAAAGTGACACGAACGTGAAACTTCTCAGGATCGTTTCTAAGAACATTTTTATCGTTGAAAACGAAGTTCGAACCGAAAGAATTTAGACTATGAATGACGTGAAATTTGGTGAGCTTGAAAGTGAAAAGCTCACAAAAGAAAAGCTAGCTTGTCGGCAAATACTCGCGGAGATCAACAACTTCGGGATTTCAGATCGACAAAAATTATTCCTGATCTACCTGTTGTCACTTGAACTTGAAGATGGCGAAGCAAGCTCCGATCTTGCGACAGTTTCGAAGGAATTATGTTCTCGTGCTGAAGGTATGCTTAGCGGGGGCGAATGATAACAAAGAATGATTGGTTGAAATTCTTCCCGTTCAAAGATCCTCGAGAGGAGCAAACTAAAGCGATCGATTTCATTTTGAATTCGTTCATTTCGGGAAAGAAGTACGTGATTGCTGAACTCGGTACGGGGCTCGGAAAAAGCGCAATAGGGATCACGATCAGCAAGTACATGCAGTCTCGCCCCCCGCGATCGTTGGTTCCGAACGCAACTTGGTACTTGACGACGCAAAAGACGTTGCAAGCACAATACATTTCTGACTTTGGAAACGAACCAACGAATCTAAAGACGATTAAATCATCGAACAACTACACGTGTCAAATGTTCGATTCATCGGCATTGTCGATGTCGTGTGCAGAGATACAGCGTTTGATGGATGCCCATAAGTTCTTCAAGGTGATTTATAAGACGTGTGTTTGTTCGTGTCGATACCGTGAAGAGAAAGAGAAATTCATCGAAGCGAACGACAGTCTCACGAATTACTCGTACTTTCTAGCTGAATCGACGTATGCTAAAGGAATTCAACCTCGACAATTGGTCGTTTGTGATGAGGCTCATACCCTGGAATCAGTTTTTAGCAATTTTATCGAGATTGTCTTGAGTGAGAACTTCTCAAAGAACCGGTTGAAGCTTAAAAAGTTTCCAAAGAGTGACGACAATGTCGACGAGGTGGTCAAATGGATCAAGACCAAGTACAAAAAAGCCTTGGTTGCTCGACTTGATGAGGTGAAGACGTACTTGAACGATGATGTTCGTGAGGACACCGAGAAGGTGAAATCACTCACGGCATTCGTTAAAGAGTACGAGATACTTGACAAGCATGTTTGCAAGGTGAATAGGTTCATCAACCAGTACGATTCCAAGAATTGGGTCTTAACGTACGAAAAAGGCGAAGGAAAATCGCTTAACAAGCTCGTGTTCAAACCTATTGATGTTTCCGTGTATTCTCACGAGAAGTTGTTTAATTTCGGTGAGAAAATCTTGCTGATGTCGGCAACGATACTCGATAAGGACACGTTTTGTAAGACGTTGGGAATTCCCCAGTCCGATGCTGAATTCATCAGGATGCCTTCTCCGTTTCCAGCAGAGAACCGTCCGATTCACGTTCTTTCCGTCGGTAGCATGGCACGAGGTAAGATCGATGAAACGCTACCCATGATTGCCTCCGTCGTCAAGGAGTTGTTGGAACTTCACCCAGACGTGAAGGGTGTGATACACTGCGGCACATTTCGCATTGCTAATTACATCTACGATAACGTTAAAAGTAATCGATTGCTGATTCATGATTCAACGAATAGAGAACAGATCATTGATTATCACTGTTCAAACGAACGACCCACGGTGATCTTGTCGCCTTCGATGCTCGAAGGCATCGATCTCAAGGACGATAGAAGTCGATTTCAAATCCTGTGCAAGTTACCTTGGCCATTCTTGGGCGACGAGGTCGTCAAGAAGAGGATGACAAACAATCCGAACTGGTACATAATAGAGACGATAAAGTTGATCGTCCAAGGTCTGGGTAGGTCAATCAGGAACGAAAATGACCATGCCGTGTCGTACATTCTTGATTCTGATTGGAATCGTCTTGTGAAACAACATCGTGACAAATTTCCCAAAGAGATCATTGATTGCATCGTTTCGTAAAAAGGTTAAACAACGAACAATCACAACGTATAATGACATTCAGATGTGAATGAATCATTCATACTTGGAGAAAAATATGAGTCAATTTGTACAAAACTGGAAAGAAATCAAGGACCTGGTTGATGCTCTCGAGCTGGACGTCGTGAAGAACGGCGAGCGCGGCAACCGTGCTGCAGGCGTTCGAGTTCGCAAGGGACTTCGTCACGTCAAGTCACTCGCAGGTGCCTTGGTGAAGCTATCGGTCACGCTTGATAAGGAAGCTAAGGCTGATCCAACGCCCGAGCCAACCGTCTAATTTTTATTGACGTAATGCTCGTCAGTCGGCATGTGGTGGATCATATTTAAACGTATGAGCATGCCACATGCCGACGTCCATCAATCAATCTTGGTCGGCGAGAATCTTCTGATTCTCGCTTTTGATTTTTGTCATGATGTCATGTTCAATCTGACAAGTTCTCATTCTTGTTACACCAAAAATTTCACCGATCTCTTGCAGGGTATGTGAACCTTTTTGCTTAGCTGCGATTATCGTACAGTTATTACTTTTCGCGTGATCAATCCATTGATCACACGATTTTCTATTGCAATTGACGTTGCATTGTGCATGAATAGAAAAACATGTAGTACGATTAATTACAGTAAGATTGCGCATTAATGATTCAACTTTATTAACAATTGAAATCTCCGTACAAATCATGAAAAAGAAAAACTTACGTCCTTGACACGAACGTTCTTTTGTTTGATCCCAGTGCTCTTGAACAATTTGATGACAATGAAATCGTTGTACCGCTAGTTGTCTTTGAAGAGCTTGATAGAAACAAGGGACGTTTTGACGAAGTTGGCAGGAACGCAAGAAAGTTCAGTCGTTCGTTGGACGAGCTTCGATCAAACGGTAATTTGTTCACGGGAATCACGCTTCGTAATGGGGGCATCTTTCGTGTTGCATCGATTGACACTTCTTGCGAGCTCCCTCGTGAGCTTAAGAATTCGTCAGTTGATAACACGATCGTCCTTTACATGCTTCAGCTCAAGCAAGCAAGCGTCGATGCAAAGTTGATCTCGAAGGACATCAACCTTCGATTGAAGTGCGATGCGCTTGATCTAAAAGCTGAAGATTACCTGAAAAGTAGCATCAATAAGAACATCGACGAGCTGTATTCGGGCGTCGAATCGCTCGTGCTCGATGATGAACAACTGAACGATTTCCATTCCACCGATGAACTTTTGATCGAGTCGGAGAAGGTGTTGTATCCCAATCAAATCATCATTCTAAGGGATCACCTCAACAAATCATCCGGATTTGCACGATGCGTGAATCAAAATGACGAGAAATGCTATAGGCTTGTTTCCGTGAAGACTCATGCGAACGTTTACGGTCTGAAACCCCGAAACAAGGAACAGAACTTTTCGTTGGATCTTTTGTTGAATCCAGACATCAAGTTGATCACATTGACTGGTAAAGCGGGTGGTGGTAAGACACTGATCGCTCTAGCATCTGCGATGGCACAATTGAAGATGCCAGGAAACGATACGGGACATTACGAAAAGCTCGTCATCACTCGCCCAATCCAACCCGTCGGCAAGGATCTGGGATTCCTTCCGGGAACGCTGGACGAAAAACTGGATCCTTGGATCGCGCCCATCAAGGATAACATCAACTTCCTTGTCAAGAACAAGAGGACAAAGAAGGCGAATGAAGCCAAGGAATCGTTTTTGACAATGCTTCAGGAACGTGGATTGATCGAAATTGAAGCGATCGCTTACATCAGGGGTCGTTCAATTCCGAATGCATTCCTGATCGTTGACGAGGCTCAGAATCTTTCGATTCACGAACTCAAGACGATCGTTACTCGAGCTGGTGAAGGAACAAAGATTCTCTTGACGGGTGACATTGAACAGATCGATAATTCGAATGTGGATGTCCACACGAACGCATTGACGTATGCTATCGAAAAGTTCAAGGATTACCCGCTCGCTGCTCATATGACGCTGCTCAAGGGTGAAAGAAGCGAGTTAGCAACTCTCGCCTCTCAGATCTTGTAATTTCTGTCTGAACTAGCTATTTATGGAATGAAATTTAAGGTTTACGTTGATTACACTACGGAAGAAATTCCGCGACCATTTTATGTTGGAAAGGGTTCCCAACAAAGACTTCAACGAAAAACACGTAATAATTTACACACGAGAATTAGTTTGAAATATGGGTACGATCGTCAAGTTTTTTTAGAAACGGACGATGAAGAATTAGCATTTGAAAAGGAACGTGAATTAATAAAAGAATTTGATACGTTTCTTTATGGAGGAGGTTGGGGGGCTAATTTTACGATGGGAGGGGAAGGTGTTTCGGGAATTCCGAATCCGCGGTGTAGGGGTGAAACCCACCCTATGTACGGTAAAAAACATTCCGATGAATCAAAACGCAAAAACAGTGAATCAAATAAAATTGCTACTTCGGGAGAAAAGAATGGCATGTTTGGTAAACATCATAATGAAACTACTCGAAAAAAAATTGGAGACACCCAGCGAGGGTGGAATCACACAGAAGAATCTAAGATAAAGATTGGTAAAACCATTAGCACTCGTCAAAAAGGAAGAAAACATTCTGAAGAAACAAAGCGAAAAATTGGTGAATCTCATCGAGGAAAAATACCGTGGAACAAAGGATTGAAAAAAAATGCACGTAACGATCTTTCAACCCTTGCTTCTCAGATTCTATGAAGTGTTGGAAACCATGCACGAAATTCAAACTAGTGAACTTTAATGGTCGCTCTGAGCGATGCATGGAATTCAAAAAGAAATGGCGTGCAAACTTGAAACCATGTCGTGATCCAAAAAATTGCGGATGTTATCCACTTTTTGAAGAGAGGATCGCTTGGTTGAAGAGTACACAAAAATGCTAGGGAACTTACGTTCCCGTTATGTGAGACGTTAGAGTTCGTCCAACCGCTTAACCGTCGGGCTAATAACGGTCGTACCCCAGCAGAGGTTAGTTACTTATGACGTGAGCGGTATACTAGATTCAAAAAAGAGAATCCTCGACGTCGTATTGACCGAAGAAGGGCGAAAACAAGTTGCTCGTGGTGATCTGAGAATTGATTCTTATTCATTTTCTGACGCGGGTACGTATTACAGGGGCGACATTGCGAGTGGTAGCGCGGATGCAACGGTTCGTTTGCAATTCGAGTCGTCGAACCTTCCACAGGATTCGATAACGTTTGAATCCAACGACGACGGTCGTCTCTTGTCTTTCAAGAATTCTGCTGGAATCCAATTAAATGATGGGTCGATAATTGAATTCACAACATCAGTTACTTCTTCGGCCACTTTCTTGAAAGGAAGCGAGTTCACGGATTCCGTTGATGAACTTCTCGTATCATCGATCGGAAATTTCAACAAACTTCAACTGTTGGCAACTCGAGATAACTTGTTCGATGATTCTGCGTTCGGTTTGAGTAGTTCCGCCGTGGAATTTCTCATTAAGGATGATTCACCGATCGAGGATCGATCATTGTGGACTGCGAACGTGAACAACGAAGAAAGTCTATTCAACGATCCACGTCTTGCTCGTTCATTGAACTTTAGGTACCTACCTCCCTCGAACGGTGGTGGATCCGACCTGGGAACGTATCCACCTCTCGGCACGACCAACGGGAACTTAGTTACGTATGAACAATTGAAGGTCGAACTTGATGCGTTCGAACAACTCGGTCTCTCTAAGACGATCAAGTTCGATCCGACATCACGAGAAAATAACTTATTCATGCAATTCTTTGAACAAAACTACAATCAACTCTCTAAGTTGAGGATCATTGATTTTGGAAAGTTCAGAACGTCAACGAATTCGCTTGTACACGTATTTTTTGCTGGAAATTTATTCGTTGATGACAAACAAAGCCACACATTTTCGCATGTATTCACCATGGTATTTTCGTAATGTTCTACCGTATTCAAAGGAAAACCAACCTCTTAAAGGTAGATCCGTTCTTCGCAACGTTGCAGAACATATCGACGCAAGGTGATTTGAAATTCGAGTTCAGGTACGTTGTCAACCAACTGAAGATGCTCGATCTGGGTTCGACCGTCGTTCGCGTCAGAATCCTGAACAAGATCGTGACAAAAAATCCTACGTTCGTGAATTCACGAATTGGATTCGATGATTCGAAACAAGCAGTGAAGAATATTCTTCAACAATCACAGGATTCGAAGAAGGCTCAAAACCAGCAAGAAACTGAGATCATTGCCACAAAATTGAGTGATTTTTCATCAAAAATAAGTAAAGAAGTTGTCACTGCGATCAAAGCGGGTGTACCCACTGAAGATATTCCCGCGTTGAGAAAGAACGTACTGAGAACTGTTTCAGTCAACGAGATCAATCAAAATAATGATCTGAAGCCGATCTTACAATTCATCTCTCACGAGAATTTCACCAATGTTTCCTCGTCTTTCAGCACCGTCGATGAACAAAGTATGATGTACAGAATGGTCACTGAAGAGGGAGTCGATCCTTCGAGCATCGTTGATCTATCTCACAGGAGCGTTACGGCAAAAAAACTCATTTGAAGGAATCTTGAGAAGGACTAAATCTCGTGAAACCGTCATCGATTCCGTGAGTCAATTGTTGAACATGCATCTCGTGGGACAAGTTCAATCTCTAGAATTCGATAGAACATCATCTTCGGATTTCAACGATGACTCACAAAAAATTCAGATTCAAGATTCAGTTTTCTCTGATGAGATTGAAATACCCACTTCGATGGTGATATTGAATCGCGTCAGAAAGCGTTTAGGAACGAATGGTTCACAATTCATCGTTCAATTCGAATTGATCGATCGAAAGACAAAAGCAAGCATTCAAATTGTTTCTAAGCAATTGAATGTTTCAGAGCACATTCAACAATTTCAATTACCCGTAAAAGCACCCGATGTCAACATTACGTCATCAAGTTCGTCTCGGGTCAATCTTGAGGTCAAGCAAATTGATCGCAATTCTTCATTGATCGATGTTTACAAAAAAGTGATCAACGTGATCAACGTTGATAATGATGAGTACAAGCACGTAAAAACTCTCACCGTGAATCCCGATCAATTCATCAAATTTCCCGTTGATAAACCGTTGACATCAACGATTCTGTACAGATTCATTCCCCGTGGGAAGAACGACAGGCTGGGTTCAAGTTACACGAACATCATACTGAAAACTGACAGGGCGGTTCAAGATAAGTCTCTCTCACTTGTAACTCGTTTAGTTGAAACCGGCATCGAGATCGAAGCATCCTCATTTCCTCCCGGGTTGGTTTCAATCGAGTTTTTGGGCAGAAATCTATCGACGTTTGAAAAATCGTACAGAAACATTGGAACGGATAATTTTTCAATCACTGAATCGATAAGAACCCTTGATTCAGTTTCCGTGATTGATACGTTGACATTGAATGGTGACGTTTATGAGTACGTCGCTAGAATGCATTTCAAGTCAGGAATTCCCGAGTATTCACAAAGTTCCGTGATCGAAAAAATTGAATTCAAACGAGATGAACTTGACATCATTGTTTCACAGTTAAGCGTCGTGAATGATTTGAACAATCCAAACGTGACATTCACGATCAACGTTAGGCTCGTTGATAATGATTCAGACATCACTCGAAAATTGCTCGAACGTTCGGGACTGAAGAATTTGTTCGAGAACGAGTTATTGAATGAACGTGATCTGATAAAAGATCTTGTTTCATTTAACGTTCAAAGGATCAATTTGACTACAGGAGAACGAGAAAATTTTGGAACATTGACGAACAACATTTTTAATGATGCAAATCTACAAAAGAACAATTCCGTGAAACCGTTGAAATTCGATCAAAAATACCAGTACGAAGTGTATGCAATGCTTCGCTCGGCCGAGACATTGTTTGAAACATTGTTAAAAACGAAGGTTGATCCTACAACGGGTAAGTCATACCAGTTTAAACCATCGAATAAGTACCATCCTCTAGCCTTGATTGAAGGGATTGTAACTACCTCACAAGGTCTAAAAACAAAGCCCAAAAATGCATTTGAATACGGAAGATTAGGCATGTACGAGGTTGTGAACGTTTCATTTGATGAGAACACCGTCGAAATAAGCAACGTAAAGGCGAGCAGGTTTGACAATGAAAGAAATGTCATATCATGGGATGTCAACGGTTCGATCAATAAGATTGATCATTTCTTGATCATGAAAGATGTTCATGGTGTAAGGACAATGATTGGCAAGTCACATGCAAATTCAAAGTTCCAAACAATCCAACACTTTCATTTTTTGAACGAACATGATCGTGGTGAATTCAAGTACGTTATTGTATTTGTGAGGAACAATTACACGATTAGTTCAGAGTTCGTTTCAAACTCGATTGAGGTAGAATAATGGCAATTTTTAAGTCTTTATCAATTCTTGCACAGACTGTGACAAGAACGGGTGGTATTGAGATTCAATCACCATCTAAACCACTAAGCGCCGCGTCAATTCTTAAATCTCCCGCACGTCCCGCCTTGAATTCATCAACGATCACTAACGTTTCAAAATTATTCGTGAAAGAACCCCAGAAGAATGTGAACGTTATTGTACAAAGAGGTACTTCGTTCACGACATTGACGAATACTAATTTGGAAGATCTGATTTCAAATGCTACGAACTCGAATCGTCAAGCATTTCCGCCCGTTATCAAGATCCCTAACCTTATTTTGCCTTCTTATCGTCCAGGTCCCAATCGAAACAAGTCAATAAATGACCTGATCGTCCCAACGAGGAAACTTGAAGCCTACGAAAATCTAACTGGAATCTCACAAGATCTGCCCGAAATACTTTTGTTGACACCGTTCAAGCCGCTGTTTCAGGGAACGTCAATATTGAATAAAAAACAGAATTACACGACATTAATGACGAACGAAGGAATCTTTGTTGAATCTCGAATTCAACTTATGAACTTACAATTCATCAACATGATAAACATGCTGAAGACATTGTCTGACTCTGATCAAGACTTGAAGGAAAATCTAAAGATCAGAAGTTTTGAGATCAACAGTTCTTTGAATTCTCTGCACTCGACATCAAAGTTTCTGTTGAATCTGATCATCAAGACGAAACACGTCAAAGATCAACTTGATCTGAGAAATTCGTTGTACAACATTGATACGAAAAAATATCGTTCGAACATCAAATCAATTTTTCAACGGGCAACAATGACACGAATTCGAAATTCGATCAACTTTCGGTTGGAAAATTCATCTCAAAGACATTCACGTTCGTTGATATCCTGGAATCACAGGGGTTCGATCGTAAGGTTCTAGAGAATATTTTTACATCTACTAAGTTGTGGATGCAAATGCTTTACGAGTACAAAAGGATCATTAAAAATCAATCAGATCAATTCTTGAACGTGAAGACGAAAAAGAAGACGGATCAAAATTCTACGAACATTTTCAAGGATTCAATAAAAATTTTCAATGTTTCGACGATAGATCCTCCCGGCTTACAAGGTATCGCTGACCTAGCAAAAAAACAAGTTCAAGATGTTGCTGACGTCGTAAACATTACAGCCAACGCGTTTGACTCAATCTATTCACAGAGTTCATTTGAGAGCGATGAATCGAAGGTGGCATTACTTTCGAACGCGCTGTGTAAGGAGTATTCGTATTCAAGGGGGTTGCTAGATCCTAGCTTGATTGAATTATTGAGAAATTCTTATCAATACACGGTTTCGAACGGTAATGGTGGCAATTTGAACGTGTTCGATAATGTTTTAGGACAATTTCCTTCGAACGTTTTATCGATCCCTCTAAGCAATCTAAATTCTCTCGTTTCTCTTTCTCAGGTTTCCATTTCACAGAACGTCGCGGTATTACCGTTCGAATCAAAGTACCTCGATGGTGATTCGGGATTCGTTACACCTGGTGCTAGTTGGTATATTGATCAAATCTTTCAACTAACGAACGGAAAATTCGATGTCAAGAATCTTGATGAGTTGTTAAGCATGTTAAAAACCGCGTACAAAAACTACAATCTTGTGCTTGATCGAATGAACATTAACATGATTGAGAACTCGGGAACGAACATGGGAAATGTAATGTTAAATCCCACCAAGTTCGTTCAAAGGGCGATTGATCTATTTTCTGACAAGCAAGGAAATACGTTCGGATACATTCAAGATGATCCCATGACGAACGTGTTCGTCATGGCGTTGCAATCAAAACAATTGAAAGCGCTTCTGTTTTTGTTTTCGATCAATCAAATTTCACGTTCTTACAATTCAGATTTGAGATTTCCAAATGCGTTACAAGAACTCGATAGTTCACCCTTTACGGATGAACTTGTGAATCAAATCGGAAAGCTTTTGGTCTCACTGACTCGACCCACATCGACAAATTTGAGTGAAGCTGGAACTTCAACCGTTTCACTGGTAGCAATCAAAAAACTCATCAGAAAAGGTACGCTTGTTTCAACGTTGATCAATAGCACGATGCTTCAGGTGTATCATGAATTCAAACATATCAATGCAATCAATCTATCGGGGCGAACGGTGTACAGCGGTCATCTTGATACCATCATGATGATGGTCGTCTTTGATACTATGATCACCTCTTTGGCGATGACGACATCAACGAGAATCACGGGACGATTGTTTCAACCTCGCATTCAAGCTTCGCACGATGAAACATTCATCGTACATGTTGAAAAAAGAAACGTTCGTGAACGTGCATCATCAATCACGAATAAGCTTCAGGTTGAATTGGGTACGATTCAGAGTTTTTCATGGTTAATTCTTGAAACGATTCGTCGTTTATCAGATTCATTAACGACGTTCTACAATTTCTTAAATTCGCCACAAGCAATTACAAACATGGCATCGATTACAACGACAATTAACAACCCCGAACAAATGAAGTTCTTGCTTAGTGAACAACAGATCATGTTATTGAATTCGAATGTAGATGACATACTTGCTAAATTCAAAACTTCACAGTTAGATATGACTCGAACTAACACTCAGAACGATGAAATTAAAATTTTGGACGATGTGAACGTGCCATTGAATGTTAAGAACGTTCTATACGAAACACTGATTCAACCAGAATTCTCAACGAAAAAAGCATTGAACAAAAAAATTCTGACCGTCGGATTACCACTAGATTTTTCACGAAGATTGTCACAAAAGGGGAAAATTTCAACACAAGCGACCGACAAATTGAAGAGCAAACAACTTGATATTGTCAAGATTTTTGTTTACAGGATCGACACGCTGAATCAGGACATCGTCTTTAAACCACAGAAGCTGTTGTTCGAGCTATCGAGATTTCCGGTTAGAAATTTTGACACTATGAACGACGTTTCTCGAGGAGCAAGCATTCAAAGTATCATTGGATCCGTTGCATTGCGTGACTTTGGGGAGTCACTTGACGAGAATTCATCATCAGCGGTATCGTATTACCTCGAAGGCGATGCAAACAGTGCATTCAATTCGCCCAGTTATGAATTTCTATCGTTGCAACAAAAACGAGAACTAGCACGAAATCATGTGCTTAGTTACATGCTCGAGATCTACATCAAATTATTGACTGGCATTTCAACATCGGATCATTCATTCACAATGGATGCGAACGATGAAAAAACGATCAAAATGTTCGAAAGCACGTTCATCAAATTGTTGATTGAAAAGAACACAGCCGTTGTTACGAACGGTATTGCAAATACGATCAAACAAAGTCAGATTTCTTCGATTGGAACATTCTTTTCATCGAATAGATCGACGGCGTCATCACGAATGGTTGGTATTGCTGGAAGCAACAAGAACCTCACTTTCACGGCTGCCACAAGTTTAGCCTCGTTACCTCGTCAAGGTATCAAACCTCTGATGAATCTCGTGAAGCTCGTTTCAAAGGTTTCAAATTTGAAAACAACGATCAGCGATGGAGTTTTAATGTCAAAGAACATCATTCGTCCACGACAATTTGATCGAGTATTCAACGTCATCATTGACCCTGATGATTTTGAAATCAATTATGAGGCGACGATCAAGACAGAGTACGGTAAAAAAATCATTCGAACAACTGATCAAGAAACGCATCGTCATCCCCGTAGATTCAAACGATCAACGACGTAGAGCGTACAAGTTCCGTGAAAACGATATTTCTCAAGGTTCCGCTTCGTTCGATAAGTACTTTGTAACGCTTGGAACGTTTGACGAGGAATAATGACACAATCTTTACCATCGAACGAAGCATGTACCATTGACGTCAAAGAGGTTGAAAGATTCACAGCAAAGTTCTTTTATCAACACTTTGTTAAAGATGAATGCACGAATGACTCGGGAGAGTCAATTGACGTTGACATAAAAAACGTCTCTGGTACAGATGGATCAAACGTTCCTTTGAAAAAGGTTCCTCGATACATTGAACTAAAGTTCATTCCTGTCGCAGTTTCTAGTGAGAATGTTGACAATCAAGTGATCAAACGAGATCAGGCTTCTCAATTAATCAGCGATCATTTTGATTCGATAGTGACTGAGGATCAATTTTCGTCGAATTCGTTCATAAGCATCAATTTTCACGACGGATCGATGGATGACAAGATTTATGAAGTTGTCAGTGGTTCCCTTCAACAATTCATGTTGAATACTGAGAAGAATTCCAACGTTAGTAATAATAAGCTTTCAAAGCAATTCAATTCATTGTTATCAGATGATGTCGATGCTGATTTTTTATCATCAAAGTTTTCATCATTGACTCGATCATCGGGCGCGTCATTTCATTCACTTTCTGAAGGAACCGATAGGATCAAGACCGCGGAAGCGATCGATGCGATCAGTTCTGGTCGAGGTGACAAGGTTGCAATCATTGAAAGACCTTCTCGAGGAACGAACGTTAGCGTGCAACTGAATGCTAAGATCATCAATGACGTGTTAAAAACACAAATTGACGATCCCACTTCACCCTATTCAAGCGACTTGCAAGACCTTTTGAATTCGACACAAAGCACGCAAAGAACTGCAAAGCAACGAAATCAAATACCGTCGGACGAGGACTACATGACAATGATTCCATTCATTGACCTCGACGTTCAAAATTCTTCAACAAAGCATGATGAATCTTCAAGACGCGTCGTTGGTTACGTCATTGATAAATTTGAGATCGATCAAAACCAGAACACGATTGAAAAGGAAAGGTTGATCATCGAAAATCCATTCGCGACACGGATCATCGATTCACGCGTAAAGTACGGTTCGACGTACAGGTACCAGATCAGGACGATCGTCCTATTCATTCTTCCCGCCGTCGATGCCGACACGGGCGAACTTGCAATGGTGAAAGCATTGATCAGTTCAAAACCATCAAGGCCTGAGTACGTTGAGTGTACGGAGAATCAGGCTCCACCCGTACCAAACGATGTCAACTTCATTTGGGATTACGAGACAGAAAAATTGATGGTCACTTGGAATTTACCCACGAAACCTCAAAGGGATATCAAACAATTTCAGGTGTTCAAAAGAACGTCGCTTGAGTCATCGTACGACCTTGTGAAGCAATTCAACTTCAACGATAGCGACTCGCCCATCGAACAAAACGAAAATCCCGATCCTTCCGTGCTTGAAGTGACAAATTCACCTCGAACGTTCTGGATTGATGAAAAATTCAAGAAAAATAGCAAGTACATCTACTCGGTGTGTTCGATAGATGCTCATGGCCTCTCAAGCGGTTACTCGGCCCAATTCGAGGTCGGATTTGATATCTTTAAGAACAAACTAACGAAATCACTCGTCAGTCACTCAGGTGCCCCGAAACCCTATCCGAACATGTACGTAGAGAACCAATTGTTCGTTGATTCAATCAGGACGTCACGCGGCTCGAGAATGAAGCTCTACTTCAATCCCGAGTACTACTCGCTCGTCAATAATCAGAAAAAGGTCATCAAGACGCTTTCAACGAAGCAAGACGGGGGGAGATACTTGTTGCAAGTACTGAACCTCGATAATCAGAAGGTTGAAAATTTAACGATCACGATCGATGATCAAACGAAGCAATCGAAAACGAACACAAAATCAACGAAAGTTCTAACAAAGAATCGAACGAAGTGAACTCAGTACCCGACGATCAATTTCTACCGGGAGATTCAATCATCGTGTTCAAGGGTTCGTATGACATCGTCGCAAGCGATTGGCCATTCGTTGAATCGTTCGAGGATGATTCGTTCGGAATGATCTTGGGAGCGAGAAGTAACATGTTGTCGGAACAGGATTTCATCGTCCTTGTGAACCAGAAATTGCTGTACGTTCAAGGATATCGGATGGTGAGATCTAATGAACATCAATCTTGATTCGATTTAGAATTGATTGATGTACTTGGGTGTAGAAAAAATCGTAAAGAAGGATTCTTGGAATAGGACATCAACGAAGCACGTTCATAAATTTCAATGTGATGAATGCGGTAAATCGTACGACTTGTACAGAAATCGAAAAAGAAGGTTGCATTTTTGTTCTAAGTCATGTAAAAATGCATCAAAATTGCTTCAAAGGTTGATCACTGATGTTTGCATTGAACGTTATGGTGGAAGAGGTAATGCGTCCATTGAATTGAAATTGAAGAACCAGACGACGTGTCTTAAAATTTACGGTGCATCACATCCTTGGAAAAATGACGATGTTCATGAAAAATGCATGGTGACGACAGAAAACTTGCATGGTTCGAGAGGATACTTTGGAACTAAAAATTACAAGAAAGCGTTGAAAGAAAACTGGAATGTTGATCACCCCATGCATTCAGGCGAGATCAAAGAAAAACATCGTAATACTTGTCTTGCAAATTTGGGAGTCGAATACCCCTTGCAATCATCGATTTCGATGAAAAAAATGAACGAAACCTGTAATGACAAATTCGGCGTCAAATGGGGATTTCAAATTGAATCTTGTATTCGTAATTCTCATACGAATGAAGCCCATAAAAAACGACATGAAACGTTAAAAAAGAATGGTTCATACACTAAATCAAGATGGGAAGATCGATTTCATGAGTTTCTTTGTTCACGATTTTCAATTGTTGAACGTCAGGTGAGCATGAATCAACGATGGGCGATTGATTTCTATGTTGAACAATTAGATTCTTACGTTCAATTCGATGGTGTTTATTGGCACGGCCTTGATCGTGACGAGAATGAGATAAAAAACAGCACGAACAAGCGTGATAAAACGATCTTCAAGAAGTTCTTAACGGATAAAACTCAAAATGAATGGTTCAAAGAACAGAATTTGAAGTTAGTTAGAATAACCGACAAAGAGTTCATGTCATGTTGGAAGACACAGAATTTTTCCGGTATTGATTTGAAATTGTCAGGAGAATAATTTGGCCACGTACAAAGAAATTTTAGCGGGAGATATCAAGAGCAGTCGAAGTTTCCTCTCGCAATTGATAGATTGTTTACAAGAAGACGTGAGTGCCTCTGTTTCCCGACAACAATATCAACATTTTGTAACTGGCGGACTTGGGCCGGGCGTAACCTCGTCGCTCTTTCAAACTGTTTACGATCAAGATTTCACGCTTCAAACTGCGAATGCAATCTTTGACATGACGGTAGGAATCCTTCCCGGTGGCACAACGGCCCTCACATCACAATCAGGTACCGATTCAGCTGGTAAGGAATTATTCCCGTCTTCTTCGTTAATGATGCGAGAAAAGATGGACGTCTATCGTCAATTCTCATCCGCCCTCCTTGGCGATGTGAACTCAACGTTCACCGCCCCATTCGATTCATCGGACGTTTCTAATGAGATCGATGTTGGGCTTTTCATCGCGTTCAAGCGTCTTTTTGCTAGGGATCAAATCAAACGTGAAACGTTCGCAATGCGTTTCTTCCAATCTGCATCCGCAGTTGGACTTAACGGTCAAACGACGGTCAATCTAACTCAACAAACGAACTGGCGTCCGAACCTGAATGTCGCGTCAGTGTCGGGTTCAGCAATCTACACCGATATTGGTTCGGCAACGAATAAGTTGACCGCCTTCGGTGGAGCGGTCGGAAACATCGTTGACAGCGCAAACACTTCACGCACCGTTGGCGTCATGTTCTACGACAGGGGAATCGCTGTTCTCGACCTTGCAAAGATCACATCCGCATCGCAGTTCGTTTCTGGAACGATCGATGCAATGCATGTTCTCGGTCAACAAACTCTCGGAGGACCTGGAACACAAACTGCCTTCAATAGCAAGTTCATCCCCGATTTCGTGGTCAGCGCAAGTCTTGACAACATTGTTGATCACATCGCCGCAACCCGGTTCGGTAGCGGTTCACAAACTGCGATCACCTTCCAGAACGTTACGAACATCAATTCAACGTTGATCTTTGCCAAGCTGGGTGCAGACGAATTCAATTACAGTTCAAATCCAACGTACACTGATAGTGAAGATCGTATCAGGGTCATTGAAGTCGGTCAGGAAGAGAATCAAACGGCATTCAGCTTCGTAACATCGATCGGTATTTACGATTCGAATGATACGTTGCTTGCCGTCGCCAAGACAAGTCGGCCCATTGAAAAAAATAATGAACGGGACCTTACGATACGCATAAGATTGGATTTCGCCCAGAAAAGAAGGTTTCACTTGATTTAACAAAATGTATGGGTAACGTACAATGGTCATATGCCAAGGTATTTACCCGTAACGAATCAATGTGAAGTTTGTCATAATCCCTTTACAGTAGCGTACCGTTTCCGTGGTACGAAAACTTGTAACAAGGAATGCTTCAAGAAATTGATGTCTTCGAAAAAGAGGACTGAACGTATCAAGAAACAATGCTTGAACGATAAATGCGGGAAGATCTTTGATCTAAAGATCACCTACGAGAACATTCAAAAGTACTGCAGTCAAATCTGTTTCTACGATCACAAGTACGGACGAGAATCAGCAATCGTCACATTGATCTGTAAATCATGCGGAAATGATTTTGATCGTGTGTTCAGCAAACGTCGACACAGATGTTGTTCAAAAAAATGTTTTAGTGTTCAACAAAGTCTGGCAATGATGGGTAAAAATAATCCAATGTTTGGTAAAGGACCAATGTTGGGTCGTGTTGCATGGAACAACGGTAAAACAACCGAAACAGACGACAGATTAAAAAATCTAGGACGTGAAGTTTCACGATCGTTGCAAAGAGGATTTGAATCCGGAAAATTGACTCATGTGGGCGAGAACAATCCGAACTTTGGGCGGACCCGAGAAACACGTTCAATCGAGAACCTCGAAAACTACAGCAAGGCAGCATCACAACGCGTGATCGATGGAGTCTCTTGCAACAACAAGAATTTCATGCAAGGAAATTTCTTCAGCAAGAAACAGAACGAAAGTTTCCATTATCGTTCATCGTACGAACTTCGATTGATGCTTTGCTATGAAGTTGATGAAGATATAATTTCGTACGAACATGAACCGTTCGTGATCAAGTACGACGAAGGCAAACGTTACATACCCGATTTCTTAATATTGAAGAACTCATGTGAAAAAGCTATGATCGTTGAAGTCAAACCCGAAATGTTCTTGCAGAATTTAGATGTAGTTGAAAAAGCAAACGCGGCTCGCGATTATTGTGACAAAAATGACATGACGTACGAATTCATCACATTGAATGACATCGTACGTTACGAGAAAACGTTATCAATAGATTCTGAACGACACAAAAATTTACATGAACAGAATTCAACCTTAAACGGGGGTGTGAAGTATGCGTCATGAAATCCTGGTCGGAGCTAGAACATATCAAATGTTCCTGTTATCGTCTAAGGAATTCAATGAACGAGTAAAAATACTGACTGGTCAGGATCTGTGTTCAAAACTTGGATTGACCGATCATTACAATCAAGAAATTTACGTTTGTAATGATATTCACCCAGAACTAATGAGAGAGATCATAGTTCATGAAATCGTTCATGTCATGTTAGAAGATGCAGGTCTGGCTTCGTTGCAAAATCAGAACATTGAATTGAACGAGATCGTTACATCGATCATTTCACCTCGTTTAACGCAAGTTCTGTCACAGAACAAAAAGATCTTCGATCTGTTGTTTAGTGGAACTCGTTGATATCGACATTGACGACTCGTTGTTCTTTGAACCTCCAAAGGATGAAAATTTAATCATGTTCAAAGATTCATTCAATGAACTTTACGATCGAAAAGCTGAACTCACCCAAAGGGGAAATGTTGTCTCAATCAGTTTTGGCCAATCGCCCCGCCGATCGGTCGAACACAACGCTCTGTACTGGTATGGATTTTCCGTGTTGGATATGATCAACCATTTGTACATTACCTTACCAGAACTCATCATCACAAGATCACCGGGACTTAGATGTGCGAATTCATTCAAAGATTGAAGGCTTGATTGCATCGAAATTCGCGTCCAAAAAGTAACAAATTGTTGGAATTGTACTTGAAATGCCCGGCGGCCATCGATCCATACCACCTCTGATCGTTCTGTCAACGCTTGACGGATTCACGATGCACGCAGCGAACGTTGATCGGTGTTCGGTTTTTACGTTTGAATTACCCAATTTCATGTGACCGATCACAAGAAACGTTTTACAAATTTTTTGCATGACCGACAACCTGTCGCGTTGACGAATAAAGCCATGAACCTCCGCCTTTTTAGTGATTCGAGGCATGACGATCGTGCCAGGTGGGTGAAAATTGCTCAAGTGATCAAGATTCATATCGCTTGATTCTTACAATCGCCGCAGATTGCAGAACAAACAACACAATCTTTGATCTTGCATTCTAGCGAGAGTTCTCTCTGATGCGAAGCATTGAAAGCTTGAGACAAGGAATCACGTTCAGCCGTGAGACTTTCTATTTCCTTTGCGAGAAGTTCTCGTTCCTTCATGAGTTCATCGAACTCTGATCGCTTTAAGCAGACGAGATCAGTTTGATATTCAATCGTAGATTTGAGCTTCATTTCTTCTCTTTAATTCAGATAGGCGGGAAAATCAATCCCTCGATCGGTCACGAACGTATCGAATTTGTTGTGATCGAGGGGATCAAAGTTGAGTTGAGCAGGTGGCGAGACTCGAACTCGCAACTTTCAGTTTGGAAAACTGACCCTCTACCATTGAGTTACACCTGCGAAAAATTCTTACTTGCGAGGCGTCATCGGGTGACCGAAATCATCCCAGAGTACGTACTTGACAAGCTTGTTGAGGTACTTACGAACGAATTTCATTTGATCATGGTAACATGAAAATTGAAAGAAAACACGATTATTGCGATCGTATGGTCAAAATACCTTTCATTACAGATTCTTATCTATGATTATCGTCGTGGACTGAACTGCGCCGCTTTGCTTCCCACTTATCGTGATCACACCCTTGATCTTTGTCTTGTCGGCGGTGGTACCGTACACGGTGAACAACGCATCAGTCAGTGACTTCACGCTCAACGTGAACTGACACAGCGATCCACCGAACGAGTTTTCATTGGGTGATCGAGTGAGGACGTACGTCGCCCTTTGTTGTCCATCAATGTTCTCAGGAACCTGTTGCAGGATCTGGACGAATTGGTTCGGAACCTGAACGATGAACGTCTGATCCCTTAGCTCAACGTCGATCGTCGTCTCGTTCCTGATCGTTTGTTCGACCGAGATCGTGGTCGTCTTTTGCTGGTTTCGACCTATCGTCACGGTGTTGTTCGCGCTAGAGACGTTGCTGTCACCTGACAACGTGAACGAAGGAAGACGAAGGAGGTTTGGGTTAGAAACTGACACGAGCTTGTACTTTTGAGCGTGGGTTTGATTTGTTAGAGCCTCAAGGATGGGGGTGTTCTTTTCGATCTTTTCTTTACCAATGGTGCGACCGTACTTCTCAATGATCCCATAATCTATTTCGTCATCGCCGCACGCAAATTTATGGAAACTGAATGATCCATCATTTCGACTTAGTGCTTGCCTTCCGGAGTCGGTGAGAACCGCATCGAGTAAAATATTGTTACTTGTAGAATTTAAGAAACCCATATATTCATTCTTTCTTTGATCAAATCGTTTAAAGTTTTTGCTTTGAAGGCTGTCATGACTTCGTCATCAAAAAATCTGATAAATTTCAAATCATTCTTCGGAAACCAAAGATCCTGTTCACGATCTCGGTCAAATTTTCCCAAAATTTGCTTGAATTGTTTACTACCAGCATTCGACCGTTCCACCAAATTTTCACGTCCGTACTTCGTTCCATGCCAATGAATTCCATCAAGTTGAACGTAGACGTTTAGTTTTGTGATGAACGCATCGATCGACCAGCCATTCACCGTAATATGACGATCAACATTTCCATACAAGTTACTTAGTTCATTGATCAGTAGATTTTCAGGATTCGATTGCTTGATCGTCCCATTCTTTACCCATGAGCGAAATCGTTTCGCATTGTACTCGTGAGATCTCATCACGCGTTCGACGAATTCTGAATCACATGCGGGTGAAGGTCCACCAAATTTTTCAGTTAACGAAGATTGTGCAATTTCTCGAACTTCTACGCGTCCAAAATTATTTCTCGCTCCATAATTTTTCAGGAACGTTTCTTCCTTTTTCTTTTTTACGGAAGGATCTTTACTAGGATTGTCGAATCCCGTTTTAGCGAGACAAGTTTGTTTTTTCTTGTCAATGACAACTTTCGAAGCGTAAGGATTCTTGCAACCATAATTTCGTTGGAACGTAGCTTCGAGTTTGCTCTTGACAACGCCGTGCTTGAATGCAAAATTCCTGCATTCTTCCCCACAAAACGACAAAGAATCACTTTGATTAAACCTACCACTCAAAGTAAGATTGATCTTGCATTGATCACAAAGGTACTTGTATCGTTTGTTTCGACGACCGGTCACGTCATTAACGATGATTTCAATTCCCACATACATTCTGTAGGTAAGTATTGTCATTTCATATCGTCCTGCCTTGATTTATCGTGTATTCGTACTACTCGTTTCACTTCGTTTGGAAACTTTCGCGCAAAGCATACCTAATCCAGGTGACAAACTTGCAAGGAGTTCCTAGATGAAACAAGAAGATATTGATACAATGTTGGCTGCGATCAAGATGCAACTCGATGGTGTGACGACGAGCGTTGTCGCGTTGCTCACGGCGGTAACTGCTGATGGCGGTACCGTGGGTCCCGCAGGTCCGATCGGCCCAGTTGGTCCTGCGGGAGCTCGAGGTGCTACAGGTACAAAGGGAACGACGGGTGCTCAGGGTCCACAAGGAATTCCCGGTCCAGTCGGTCCAAAGGGTGATCCAGGTGGAACCGTCGTGACGCCACCTGTGGTAACCCCTCCAGTTGTCACACCGCCCGTCGTGGTTCCTCCGGTCGTCATTCCACCGAATCCGGGTGGAGTGATGAAGGTCGTGGGAAACAAGCTGTTCGATGCGAATGGGAAGCAGTTCATCATGCGTGGAGCCGAAGGCTGGTTCGGTCCTGATGCTCAAGGAAACGTGAAGGGGCATGTCGGCACGATTGCTGCGCTAGGTTTCAACGCTTATCGTGCTCAAACGCTAACGAATAATCTTGTCAAGGTTGAGGAACTTTATAAGGAGATGACGGCGAACGGTATGGTGATCTATGCCAACGCGGACAATATGCCCGGCGGCGGTCCCTCTTGGTTCGGTAAGCCTGAAGTCATTGCACTGTTAAATAAATACGGGCGTAACATGATCATTGATGCGAGCATCGAGGACGAACCCGATGCCGACAGTGGTAAAGCAACGATCGACAAATGGGTGGCTGATACAAAGGCTCTGATCCTTAAGTTCAGAAGTTACGGGTACACACAGCCCCTGCTAGTCGGAACGTTGAATTCAGGACGTTACCTTCGCGGTTTGCTTGATCACGGTCAAGAATTCGTTAACACAGATCCTTTGAAGAACTTGATATTGAATTGTCAATTTTATTGGGCAAATTACGGTGGTGGATTCTCGTGGCAAAGTTCCAATGGATATCCTTCGGGGGATGCTGGGGTGAAACAGGCGATGGCTGACGTTGCAGCCAAACCTTTTTACGTACAGTTTGGATACGACGCAGCGGATTCTGGGGGTTCATGGGCACCCGTTCCTTACGAACTCATGATGAGTGAAGCACAAAGATTGGGCTTCGGGTATCTCTGGTGGCAAATAAAAGATCCATCACAGAATGATCCCAACAGTTTGTTGTCAGATCCTTTTAAGGCAACGTCATTAACCCCTTTAGGTCAAGTCGTTGTCAACACACATCCCGCTAGTATCATGAAAACATCAAAGAAATTTACTTAAAATTAGTAATCGTTTGAAACAAGGGATCAGGACGAAAGTTCTGGTCCTTTGTGATTTTCATTGAATGTATCCACAATAAAGTAACCACGTGATTAATTCTTGATCGGTCGGTTTAGATTTCCCATTCATGAAACGTGTTTTAGCGTGTTGACAGATCGAGCCATTTCGTTGAAAATCTTTCTCAGTTTGAGGTTTCTTTCGACCCAAATTCAAGGCGCGATGATCAATTTTCGCTTGAGCGATTCGCATATTACGTCGAGTTTCTTCGCTCTTCTTTTGACCTCTCATTGTCATGCTGATCTTGGATTTCGCCTCATCAGTATGTCTTAGCGTTTTCTGATATCGCCACGCAGAAATTTGAGCAAATTCGTATTGTCGCGAAGTTACTTTGTGCTTTTTATCGTTACACATAAAGAACCATGCAATCGTCATCTTTCCACCATGAATGTTCTTCAACAACCAATGAACGAGGAAATGTTCCCTCGCGGTCAAGTAAACGAGGTTCTCTTTTTCATCAGTTCCCCTAACGATTTCGGTAGAATGTGATGAAGTTCCTTGTAACCTTCGAGCGTTGAACGTGACTTCGCTCGATCAATGATCTGATTCATGATACGACGATAGTTCACGATTAATTGTACATTCATGAGTTACGACGTATCATCATGAAAGATGAAACTTACTTGGATTGATTCGAAATTGCTGGGATTCTTTACAAAAGAAAAACTTGCACTACGAAACAATACAATGGATTCGTTAAACGAAGAAATCAAGGAACTCTGGAAATACGAACTCCTTGATGGAAAACCATACTTGAATAATTCACGTACAAGATGCAAGAATACGTTTGAAGATTTTCAATATGATTGTCTTAATACCGTTGATAACCGGTCAAAGTCAATATATGAAGAATATCGTTCATATGGTTGCGGTTCATTTACTTCGGTGATTATGTTGTATTGGAATATTTGGGAACATTCAAGTGATATCAACGCGGGAGAACTTTTAAAGAAGTATTGGGGTCGCTCATTGTTGTATTGGATCGAATATGGGATAAAGAAAATCGCAATATGGATTTGGTCGCATCGTAATGAACCATTCATTCTAATGATTTTAGGTGCGTTTTTAACAGCTTACGCTTTAACGATCATTAAATGAAACCAAAACTCACCTCAGAACTTCTCCCCGGTGATCTGTTATGTCCCCGCGGCCTGAACGATTTCAATGACTATGGTATCGTCATTGGCGTCGCAGAATCATTCACGAATTTTGCTGCGTATGGTTCCGGTCCGCTCATCGTTAATGCCATGTACCTCACGATCACATACGTTAATTCACGAACGTCACAGGTAAAGAAGTACGTCTCGTTGAAAACGACGATGCATCAGGTTGTGTCATTCCAGCCATGATTGTGATATCATCGTTAAACTATGAATAGATTCATTATCGTTTCAATGTTCACCCTTGCATGTTCTGGAGGTGGGATCGCTGACATTGCCACGAATCCATCTGGAAATTCGCCTCCCGTTCATCGACCTTCGTCGTCGACCCCTTGGAAGAATCCGTTGGTGACGTCACTCGCTCCGGACGCAGGTCAACCAGCTCAGATCGGTCAAGATGGGGTTATTGATGATGATGCTGGTATTCCACCACAATACGACGGAGGTCAACCTGATGCCGACGTCGTGACTCTCGATGCTGACATTTCTTCAAATCAACCTGATACGGGCTCGAATTGCAGTTCACCGGCCGCTGTATCCTCAGATTCGGGTAATTGGTTCACCACGAACATTGACAACGGTGAGTGGTTCCAACTTGTAACCGTCGCCGGATTTTCCAGTGATCTGTGTACTTACACGGGCAAGATCAAATGGTTCTATGATGTGGGTGGTTTTTGGGAGAGTGATCGAGCATACGATCAACCAACGACAACGTTCGTGTTTGAATTCAACGTTGACGGGACGATGAAGACGAGAATCGTTCATTCACCCAACTACCCGAACGGGATGTACACACAATCGAACGTTTCGTACCGGGGTTCGTGCATTACTGGATTGTCCGAGGGTGATCCTATCGTTTTCAACAACGATTTTAGGTTTCATTCCTGCATCGAACGAATGTATTCCGGTCACGCAGAACATTGGTTCAGCGTGTTTCGTGGTCGCTGGAACGTTGATCACCCTGAGAACGTTCAGACGATCATCACTTACCCACAAGGATGATTCATCATGTCCCGAAGCGTCAAGATGAAAGATCTTCGGCCAGGCATTGATGTTTTGACATGGTCGTATCAAAGCACCGGTCTTGTGATTGGAAACATTCGTACCGTTCCAACGACACAAAGAAAGCTTCCGCAAAGGAAGGTAATTTACTTGGATTTGAACGGAATTCACGAATTCAGCGGGCAAGACGATTATACCGTCTCTGTGAATGATGATGATAATGAAACTTGAACATTCGCCACGTTTTGTAATTGCTCCCGATATCGTGGCGGGCAATGTGTTCATAGGGAGCGAGATTCCTACGAATCCTCCAATTCCCGATGGAATCATCATTAGCGCGATTAAGAACGATCAGATTGAAGGTTTGACATTCGGGAAATTCACGATCAAAAAAGTCATTAACTTAAGACCTGGAATCGATGTTCTGGATGAACATGATCCCTTTAAAGGTCTCATTATTGCGAACGTTGAGTGTGATAAACAAGAACATGACAGAGCGCCGACGTTCGCGGGAGACTGGTACGGCTTCAGCGACAGAAAGATCTTGATCATTAACAATTCGGGAGTTCGTTGGTTGTTCGCGTACAATGATTCACTTTTCAGGATCAGAACGTGGGGATAAAGACGGCAAAGGAGCAGAATCATGCATCCAAAAGAAATAAAGAAGCGTTTGTTCGAATTTTTCTTCATTAGCGAAAAAGTTCCACTGTTCGTAAAAATTGGTCGTTTCAGCATTCCCGCAGGTCTTTATGAACAATTTCTGCCGGAACGATTCAAAAGATGGCTCGTTAAACGAAAAAGATAGTGTTTTCATCCACGAATCGTGATAAGATCAGATCAACAAGGATATATCATGGCAATTCATACGACCATCCGGTACGAGTACGTGAACGATAAACACACCCCTCTCGATGTTCCTCGGCAGGTCACGACCTACGAAGGTCGGGTATTGAAGGTCTTCAACGAGCAGTTTCGGGCGATGTCGGACATCTACACGATGGCGAAGAACGTGAAGGCAGTATGAAGTACTCTGAATTGCTCCCTGGCGACGTCATCTTTTATCCGGGTTGGAAGGAAAGGTTCAACGTGACATCCTCACAGATCGGTCATGATGTGATTCTTTCGGTTTGTTTGGGGAAGAATTTCGAGATCAAAATCTACGTAATGTACACGAACCCGCAGAAACAATCTTCCGTCAAAAAGTGGTTCACTAGATCTGACGAGATCATCGAAAGCGACCGCACAGTGCACAGAAAAGGTGTACTGATCCACTGAGCGTGATACAATTGAACGTGAAATCAATCTTTGACAATAGACACAAGAACACGTTCGTGGCAACATTGCTTGGAATGTTGGTAGCGATTCCACTCATTTACACGCTCAATTACTTTCTAACGGGCCGCGGGTACGTATCGTGGGTTGCGATATTGCTCACTCTCGTTTCGTTGAACGTGTATTACCATTACAAAGACAAAAAAGAAGACGAAAAAAAGTTGCAGTAACGTGTTTCCTTAGTTCATTCATGATATGATCAATCATGTTCGGCAACCTGATCAACACGTTCCTCGAATTGCTGGGATACGACAATCGTAACGTTGCAGCACAACGTTCGGTTTACGCGGTCAAGCTTCCGAAGGCTTCGAAGGTTCCGAACGATCTTTACTTGATCGCGGCAACGCAATTCAACACGACCGACCAAGACAGCGAGCTTTTGTTGACTCTCGCAGGAGACTTTGAGTGATCCTATTTTCAATCGTCCTTTTGATCCCGCTCATCTGCGCGGCTGCTGCGTTTTGCTTTTCAAAGCAAATTTGTCCCAAGGAACTTGCTGTCATCGCGGGGACACAGATCGTCGTTGCGATAGTATCTGCGTTGGTTTGTTACAACATGTCAACTTGTGACAATGAAACCTGGAACTCAAGGATCGTATCAAAGCAAAAAGTATACACGTCATGTTCTCACTCGTATTCATGCCATTGTCGCGAAAGCTGTTCTGGTTCTGGTAAGAACAGATCATGTCATCAGGTATGCGACACTTGTTACGAGCATTCCAACGACTGGAACTGGAGGATTGATACTTCAACGGGCGAATCATTGAACATCGATCGTATCGATCGTCGTGGTTCTAACGAGCCTCCACGTTGGACTCGAGCATTCATCAATGAACCCGTATCAACCACGCATTCGTACACGAACTACATAAAAGCTTCTCCCGATTCATTGTTTCGCCACCAAGGTCTGGTTGAGAAGTACAAAGGAACGATACCTGAGCATCCCGACAACGTGTACGACTATTATCGTCTCGATAGGTTCGTGACGGTCCACGTCAACGTGAAGGATTCCAGGTACTGGAACGACGACCTGATGCAACTTAACGCTGAACTCGGCTCAAAAAAGCAAGTCAACGTCATCGTTGTGCTCGTCAACGGGCTCTCACAAGAGTACTTTTACGCCCTTGAACAAGCATGGATCGGTGGGAAGAAAAACGATGTTGTACTTGTCGTCGACGTTGATTCGAACAAGAAACCCGTCTGGGCATCGGTGATGGCATGGGAATCGAACGATGTGTTCAAGATCAAGCTTCGTGATACGATCATGGAGCAAGAGACGATCGAACGCTGGACGGTGATTCCCGTGTTGAAGGATACGATCACGAAGTACCACGTTCGAAAGCCAATGTCCGACTTCGAGTACCTGAAATCTGCGATCGTTCCATCGACATTGCAATACGTCGTCACTTTGGGAATCGCATTCTTGCTGACGATCATTCTTGTGGTCGTCTTCCATGTTAACGAAACGTTCGATTCGTACGGTTCATCGTACGGTCGACGCAATCGGTTCTACTAACAAAAAGAAAGAAAAAGAAATGTCAACCTCGGTTAAAATTCTGCTCGTCGTACTCGTCTTCTTTGGGTTCACCGTGTTCTTGGGTGGTGGTTGCGTAATGTCTATCAACAACGATCTGGTTCGTCAAGAAGCGGGTCTTGAAGCCCAATATAAACAGAATCAGAACAATTATGCTAATTATTTCAATAAGTTGAAAGAATCCGCCCAGGTACCAAAGATGTATGCCGCCGATCTACAGAAACTGTACACGGGAACGATGCAAGGTCGCTACGGCGCCGATGGTTCCAAGGCGATTTTTCAGTTCATCAAGGAACACAATCCCTCGGTCGACATTTCGGTGTACAAGCAACTCCAGCAGATCATCGAGGCGGGTCGCAACAGTTTCGAAGCAGATCAAAAGACGTTGCTTGACAAGAAGCGGGTGTACGAGGTTTCGTTGAACACCTTCCCCGATAGCTTCGTTGCAAGCTTCCTTGGTTTCCCCAAGAAGGACATTTCCAAGTTCGACATCGTCATCAACGACGAAACTGAGAAGGCCTTCGACACGAAGAAAGCGGGTCCAATTGAGCTCTGAAGTCAGAAATTTTCCAAGTAGTTTTCCATCTTGGTCGGTTGTTGTCTTGAGTACGGCAACCTTGTTCACGGGAATCATAATCGGAACCGCGGTAAAATCCGATTCAAAGTCGATCGTGAATCACGCAGCGGCGATAACTCAAAACAAGAACGATATCGATAAACTACGTCGTGATTTTCAAAACGTAGGTCTCGACATTGAAAAGTGGGGTGAACAAGTTAGCGAACTTAAAAACAACGTCGATGAATTCAAGATCAACGTTGCTTCCCTTCGAGGAACGACGGAAAGAATTCAAAGTTCTCTTCAACCTCGAGATTGCAATCCAACAACGAAGCGTGAAGTCACCTGGTACGCGGAATGCTTGAAGAATTCAAATGAATGCTGTGCCAAGTTCCTTCGTGCGGTGGAGATCGGTTACTTTAAATGATCAAAATTCTAGCGAAGATTTCAACCTCATTGTACAGAACGTCTCTGTTCATGCGTTCCGTGAGGTTCTTCTTCCAGCGAAGGTTTCGAGGTTGGGATGACAGCGATACTTGGGCGCTCGATACGACGATATCGAAGCTCATCCTGCCTCGATTGAAACGCTTCAAGCTTTTGAAGGTCGGTTGTCCAAGTCATGTTGAGTCGATGGAAGAGTGGAATGCAATGCTCATGAAAATGATCCATGCGTTCGAGTTCCTGGCATCCGATGAAAAGTACGGGAACTTCGATCAGGTGAAGAACAACGAGGTCAACGAGGGTCTCGACATGTTTTGTCAGAACTTTCGTTCGCTCTGGTGGTGAAATAATGAAACTGTGTGACGTTCGACCGGGAGATTACTTGAAATGGACGAACGGCCTGTGCTTTTGCATCTCTGTCATTCGTAACGACAAGTACGACCGTAGGAATTCGAGAAGAGAACCGACATGGACGCTCAATTTCGTTTTCAACGATTTTCCCGGAAAGATGCGATTTTCGGCAATCACCAACGCAACGAGCGAGGTCATGAATGCTAGCAGGGATAATACCCAGAGGTTGAATTCACCGTTCGACGACGGCTCGAGATGAATTTTTAGTGATTCGATTATGGAATCCTTGTTCAACGAAAGAAATTCATCTCGAGCAAATTCTTGATATTGAACTCATTCTCGGATACGTCGCTAATTAATCCCAGATGTCATTGTTCAAGCTTAAAAGGGGAGACTTTGATTCGTTCTCCATAAACACGAATCCTCTTCGTACATACTCATCGTCAAGTGCGGGTGTCACGGGAAGCCTGAACATATTTGCGAGACGATCATCGACTGAGAAGGACGTTCCTACGAGCAGCACGTTCGTGGATTCAACACACAGTGACAGCGGTATCGCGAGCTCGATTGATCACGTTCAAAAGGTCGGTAAGTTGTTCAGGAACAACTCCGCGACTCGGACAAGCGATCCAACATTGTTCAATCGAACGTTGCAATCGTTTCTGACCGACGTCAACAACACGTCAACGTCCGCGAGGAAGCAACAGAAACTCAGCATCTTTCGTACGGTTCCATCGTTCAACTTCACGGTCGATACATGCAGGAAGTTGCTGATCAAGAACACGCTGAATCCTTACTACCGTGACATGTTCCCGCATGCTAACTGGGCGTACACGAACTACAATTGCTTGAATTTCTTCACCGCATCGACCGTTCCAACATCGAGCGTGTTGTTGTATCCGAACGTTGAAGCCCCGATCGAACATGCTGGGTTCGTCGGTGGAACGTACTCGTTGTCAGGTGCGTTCAGCTTCGATTTTTGCATCAACCCCCGGTACACGACATCGTCGCCCAACCAAGAATTCAAGGCGGGAACGTTGTTCCACCTTTCCTCGAGCTATGCGGTATCGTTGATCAGTGGTTCCGCTAAGGACGAGAATGGGCATCCTTCGTTCTTTAGGTTGCAATTACAACTCTCTCACAGTGCCGATATCGTTCCGTCGCTGGCTGTGCCCGGAACGTCATTTCCCAACAACCTCACATTCTTGTCAAACGACAATGTTCTGAAACGTAATAACTGGCATCACGTAATCATACGTTGGGGAACCAACTTAACGAATCATGGTACCGGTTCGTTCAACATTGATAAGATCGATCAAGGAACATTCGTGATTCCCTCGGGAACGATTGAACTCAATGGAATTTGGCCAGCAGCCCTTTGCGTTGGTAACTTTTACGAAGGTGTTCCTGATATTGAAGCATTCTTCGCCAATGATCCCGCAACTCGTGACGGTCTTGAAGTGCTCGATGGTACGCCTGGCGTTGAAACGCCGTCTCGATTCTCGTTCAACCACCCGCTGAATGCGGAGGTTCACGATCTGATGATCAAGCGGTACTACATGGGTGATAATGACATCGTCGCATCAGCCTCACGAGGTCCCACGGAGATCCCCGCCGACAAGTTCGCATTGTTCATTCCTCCGTTCTTCGTTGAGGATTCTCCTTTCAGGCAATTCGTCGGAACCCACGGCGGGGTTCCACAAACTCCGTTCTTTGAGCTTGATAGTTCGACGAATGATCCATTCAACGTTGCGATGTCATTCGGTGTCGGAGGACATTACATCAACCTCGAAAACTTTGTTCGAGACTTTGCATCCGACGTGTTTCCTCGTTTGCATCACTTGACGGGAGTCGCGATAACGACAACGACCGATGATTTCAGATCTGCGAACGAGTACCTGTACGCTCAACCATTCGTTGTGAAGAGAAATCTGACGATCCTTCCTTGCGATGACGGCACGTTCGTTCCTAACTTCGACCTGTTGCAGGATGAATCACCGAATTCAAAGTTCACGAATGATTTGGGTTCTGAGGATCTCAGTCTCATCAACATGAGCGAGATGATGAACACGTCATCGTTGTTGTTCGGTACTGATTTTGGAACCGATGCAAAGTCTCTCGAGGAAGCGAACGCATTCGTTGACGAACTGATTGGATTCACGCCCGAACAACCGGGCCGCTCTGCCGGTAATGCATTCAGGAACTTCGTTCGCTTGATAGACGCATCTGTAGCTTCGGGAACGTTCGATCCAGGATTGCAAGCAGGCGCGCCACTGACGATCTACAATCGAACAAGGGACGCTTCGTCAAATCAGGTGACGATGTTCGACCTCAGCAACCTTTTTTATGGTGACAAGATTGATTCTGAATCATTCACCATGAGCGATTCTGGTCTTTCCGGGTCCGGAGGGACAATTCGAATCACTTTGAAGGACGATGGAAGGGGAAACCTATACCGTGCAGATGCTGAAACGTCACACCCGAAATGGAATAGTGTTGGAAGTATCTACCCCTACGAAGGTGTGATAGTCATTAAAAGCCCCCATCTCAATTTTTTTGGACAAGAACAGTACGACATGAGTTTTCGAGGAGAGAGAAACGTTCACGTGATGAAGATTGATTGCATTGCGCCGGCAGGACAGTTGAACTCATCATCGAATCCGAATTTCACGTCCGTTCTACCGTCGGGTCATGCAAACGATCCTGATACTGAGTTCGTTTACGTGAATCAAATTTTGTTACACGATGACAATCTAAACGTAGTTGCAAAAGCGCAGCTTGTTCAACCAATGATGAAACGCCTTGGTGATAAATATCTTTTCCGAATAAAACTCGACTGGTAGAGGTTAAACTAGTTCAAATTTTGAACACGAATTTTAAACGTGTTATATTTATCGTGTTATGAATCAGTACGTGGGGTTACAACAAGATCTGTATTTAGAGGAATCTAAAATGGAAAAAAATGCGTTGAAACGAAAACTTCGAACGATTTTTGAAACTTCATTTTTTAAAAATGATGATCCCGCCTGCAAAGAAATGCTTGACATTGCTTTTGTAAACAATGATCAATTTAACATTACGAGGGAAATTGATTCATGGGTTTTGAACGCTGGTCGTGCACATTTATTGATTGCCAATAAAGATCTCAATCAAGTTCGTAAACTTGTAGCTAAACTTCAGTAATGATCTACAGGCCAGGACAACAAGTAAAACTTGATCCAGCTTATTTTCAAGTATTAGTCAATTCGCCAATTGGTTCTAGTGATGTTGGGTTGATTATTTGTCAGCTAGATTCTCTAGATAGGAATGATAACGTTGAATACTTGGTTCTTTGGAATGGAATCAATTATTGTAAATACACGAATGAAATTGTTCTTGTTGAAGAAACGATAGTTGAACGTGTTTTCAAGCGTTTATTGACGTTCATGAGTCATTCATGATTCGTCGTTCATCTCCCTGGTACTCGTTCTTCAAAGCTTTCAAGATTGATGATCACGATGGATTCGCTGAAACACTTGGTTTCGCCGATCTTCAGGATCTTGAACGATACGAGCCGATCGATGTCTTCAATTCAATGACTGGCGAGTTCATTCAGGTCATGATGGCGATCGATCCAAACATGTCAATCAATGACGTCGTGCAGACAATGAAAGAATGTTGACCCCGAGACGTGCACTTTGATGCCACGTCTCCTACGTATCAACGTGGCAACCACCAAAAAACGACGACGGAAATCTCGTAGAGCGAAACGTGGCGTCTACGTTTCACTGAAAACGGGACAAGTTTGCAATTATAGATCGGGGTGGGAATTACTTGTAATGAAACATCTTGACGAAAATCCACTTGTTGAGAAGTTCATATATGAACCTTTTGCAATTCCTTATGTTTCGAATTCAAGGACGGGCAAAGTTCGAAGATATTATCCAGATCTTGCAATTGAGTATATAGATGGATCTCGTTGTCTAGTTGAAATCAAACCAAGCTCGAAGATCAAAAAACCCACAGTTATTAAAAAAACGAATGCGGCGATTGCTTGGTGTTTAAACAACGGCATGATCTTCTCTTTTATAACTGAAAAGGATCTAAAGAGTTTAGGATTGTTGTGAATTACCAAAAGATTATTGATCAAATCGTTGATCGAGGAAAATTACGTGGTTTACCTCGAGTAAGACCAAAAGGTTTTGAACGTCATCATATTCTTCCATGTAGTTTTGGTGGCACGAATAAAAAATCGAATCTCGTTGATTTAACGCCTCGTGAACATTTTATTGTTCATCATCTTCTTGCAAGAATTCATGGTGGAAAAATGTCACAAGCATGGTGGATGATGTGTCATCAAAATAGTAAAACGGGATTCAAACCAAATTCAAGACAATATGAAACAGCAAAAAGATTATTTTCCAAAATCATCACGGGAAATAGTTTTGCTTGTGGAAAACGTTCTAAAGAACAATGTGAAAATATTAAAAGATCCGTTCAGAATTTTTATGATAATCTAACTGATAGTGAACGTGAAGAACGTTCTCGTATTCAAAGTACATTTTTTAGCGAATTACATAAAGGAGTTCCTAAATCAGAAAATCACCGTGAAATTATTAGTAAATGCATGATAGAAGTACATGCAAATTCATCAATCGAGAAAAAACAATCTAGAGCAAAAAAGATTAGCATAGCGTCTAAGGGTCATCCGGGGGCGCCACCTCCCCGTGGGCTAACAAAAGATTTTATCAAACACATAAAAGTGCATGTATTGGAAGAAAACACACTCTCGAAGAACGCTAAAAATTATCTAAAGCGAATTTAGGTAATAAAAATGCGCGTGGAAAACGTACAGAAAAACAAATTCAAAATATGAGGCGAGGTCATGCATTGAAGCGACAAAAAGAAGGAAAACCTCATCCCGGTGATGAAATTTTGTTGTCACAAACATAACTGTGTACAATTCGTACATGCCGTACATCAAGCAATGGGACCGTGCAGTACTGAATTCATCGACTCGAGAACCACAGACCGTTGGTGAGCTCAATTACATGATCACGAAGCTGGTGGATGAGTTCATTACACGAAACGGGAAGAATTACGCTACCATGAACGAAGCGATGGGAGCATTGGAATGCGCGAAGCTCGAGCTTTACAGGCGAATAGTGTCACCGTACGAGGATGCGAAGATCATCGAAAACGGTGACGTCTACAAGAACGTTTAATCATGCTGATCAAAAATTTTGTGAACGGATTCGTCTCCCTGAAAGACGAGAATTTATCGATCATCATTGACCCGTGGATCACTGACGGAATTTACGAGAATTCATGGTTCATTCATCCACCTTTGAAGAAGTTCGATGAGCTTTATGAAGCTGATTTCGTATTAATCACTCATATTCATGCTGATCATTTTGATGCGAACGCTCTTAAGTTAACAAACTCGAATGCTAAAATTCTAATTCCTGACATTTATCCAAATAGGAATGTTTGTAAGCGAAGATTACCTCAGGAACTTCAGCATCGCATAATGTTCATTCAACCGAAAATTAAGTTTCAACTTAACGAACGTTGTGAAATTGAATTCATACCGCCTATGAATACGTTTGGTCATAAAACGGATGAGAATAATTCGAATGATAACGTTCCGGCAATTGATACGGGAATTGTTGTCACAATGGATGGAAAACAATTCGTTTTTTTGGCCGATAATTTTCCCTTTGAATCGAACTCATTGAGCGAGCAAGTCAATGGTTGTGAATTGTTCGCGTTTCCATACAATACTTTCGCAGATGATTACCCGCTTTGTTACGATGATCTATCAATCGATGAAAAGAGGCAAAAATCTCTCAATAGGAACGAACACAAGTTCAAATTGATGATTGATGTCATTCGTAGGATGAATCCGAAGAATTTACTTCCGTATTCATCAGATTTTTTATTGGGGGGACCGCGTTAGAATGAATTTCTTAGTGTTCATCCAGAACAATTTTTGCGTAAAGAATTCATTGCATCAACGTACGAACGAACGACGAAGATCCCAACACATTTCATTATGGGAAATGATGAATTATTGATTCAAGATGGGATCGGTAAGGTCACGAAATTTGAAAATGATCATGATTTGAAAACACGAGCGAATGAATTGTATAGACAAAAATCGAACATTCATGATTCATACAAAAAGGTTGACATGAACGAGTTCATTGCGAACTTTCGAATCGCATCTGTGAATGCTCGTAAAAAGCTAATAGAAATGAATCTAAGTTCATCTTGGACGTTTCAACTTGTTCCTCAAGATCATGATACATTGTTGAGTTACGACATAAAGAATGATCAAGTGATCGTCGAAAACATCAAATCAATGCAACAAAATGAATTGCGATGCATTGCCCCAATCGAGTATTTGAATGCTTTGTTGACGTTCAAATCCCATTGGGACAATGCGATCATTTCGTGCAATCTTTCCTGGAACCGTTCACCAGATGATTACGATGTCGGAATCTACAAGATGCTAAACTTCTTTCATATTTAATCGTTGTTCCATAGATCATGAAGTGATTCACGGACGAGAGTTCTTTCTTGAGTTGTTAGATCATGATTGAACACGAGAATTCTTGCTACTTGTGCATTGTTTTGTCCCGTATGGGGTCCGGGTACCGGGTTCGCACAGATCGACAATCCTCCGATATTTCGTGGACTGATATCATCCATGTTCCATGAAAATTGTTCATCAAAGTACGCGGTGAGCGTTCCTGAACCATTCGAGCTGATCTCAATCATGTGCTTGTTCAAGTCAATATGGGCAATGATAGAACTGCTCGAAATCATGTGTGATTCATTGTTGATCGCAAGAACGAAATCGGATTCATCGTTGTACAGGTACATTTGATAGAATGCCGTAGTGGTGTTCAAGTTAAAATCAAAGATTCCCGCTTCGCTCGAAGGTGTATCATTCAATTTCAACACGACGAACATTGACCATTCCTTGAAACTGCCCGATGGATTCGAAAGCGTTTCGAATAAGCTGGGAAATTCAAAGTTGTCAAGCCATTGTTCAGCTTCATTCGCGTCTTTTGGTCCTTCGAATTTAATACTTTTGACAGAATTTCCTCCGAACGTTGTTTCAAGTGTTGGTTCGTGACCGCTACCCGTAAAGTACGTTTCTTCACCGGCCGAATTTCCGATGAACAAGACATCCGAACTCGATAATGATAGTGAACTCGTATTTTCAGGATTGAAATCCCAGATGCAACCCGATACGTCGGTAGGAATTTCCTCCAACGGGAAGAACAAAATATTTCCTTCCTCGCCGTTAAAACATGTACGTAAAAGTTTGACTTCGCTTGATCCGTAAGTTGTGATCATGTCGTTCAAAGTTCCTTCGAACTCGACCGATCCCGATAGATTAAGTGAACCGCTAAGCTCGCCGCTAAAAATGTTGAGATTAAAATTCATAGTTTCCACCCGTAATTGAGAATCAAATTGGGATTCCCCCTTTGTTATCATATACTTATGGGTTTCATGATGAAGTTTTACCAACTTCAAAAGAGTTCGTTTAACTTTCTTCGTAAAAACTTTACAATGAACTTGTGGTAGTAATTGGTCTTGACATTTCAACTTCATGCACAGGCTTTTGTGCATATGAATCTCTCACAAAAACAATCCTGAAACTTGACCACATCGATTTCAAAGATTGCAAAACAATATGGTCGAAGGCCGACAAAGTTCGCGATTACTTCAAGACAATCGAATACGACGTTGGATTCCTCGCAATCGAAGAGATTGCAATGATGTACGGGATGGGGGCTTCATCCGCAGGAACGATCACAACACTAGCTCGATTCAACGGGCTCGTATCGTACCTTGCTCGTGATCGTTTTGGAATCGAGCCCGTTCACATGACTCCCGCTCAAGCGAGAAAAGCGTGTGGATTGAAGATGCTTCAGAAACAGAAACACCCGCAAAAGCTCCCCCACAAGGAACAATGCTTCGTCACGATGTGTGCGACGGATCTTAAACACGTTGTTTGGCCAACGAAGAAGAACGGTCAGATCGTTGATTGGGCAAGGGACGAATGTGACAGTTTCATCATTGCAAAGGGAGCCGCGAATTTATTTGTAAAATGAACGTGTTTTCTTTTCGTGAGCTGTATTAAATTTCAATAGTGATACATCAAGAATCACAGAAAAGAAATCAAATGCCCCGGAAGAAGTTTACACCACACGATCACGTTGCTGATGCAAAGTTTGCCGCCGACACGCTCAAGGCCATTTCTACGATTTTGGATGAAAATGGGAAACTAAAGCTGAGCGCGCCGATCAGACTTGTTGTTAAGATTTTGAATCACGCTGTGAAATGTGAAAACGCTAAGATCGAAGTACGTCAACGATTGAATTCGAAACGGTTCGATAGTTTTATCAAGAATCGTGATGATCTGAAAGCTCTTCTAGAACTTGCTCGTCAAATTGAACGAAACAAGATCAAGTGAACGTCGATCTCAAGAAGACGTATAATTGATACGTGAGTGTCATCTACGTCATTAAGACGTGTAACAAGAACGTTCAACGTCAAGAAGCTTGTTCGAAGACATGGTTGATGAATGTCGATCCTTCGAACGTTTTCTGGAATGGTGACACCAACGAACATGATATTGAACGTGGTTACGTTGGTGTTGCCGAAAAATTCGAACGATTCATGATCAATCACTCGTTCAACGAGTTGAATTGGTACATGTTCGTTGATGATGACACGTATGTGAACGTGGATTCGCTCCAATCCTGGACTTCCACTCTCGACATCAAGAAATTACTTTGTTTTGGATACCTCTTATCTCCATGTCCTCAACCAACTTCGTTGGGAAGAGCGTGGACAAACAAGCATAAGGTTCTTCAAGGTGGTGCCGGGATCTTGATGTCGGGTCGATTATGTTTGTATCTACAGAAGACGATCAAGACGACTGATTCAAGAGTTGCGAAATCAGTTCAAGACGATGAGTTGATCATGAAAACACCATGTGAGGGAAAACCTCCGTGTTCGTGTTTGTTTTGTGCTGATGATCAATGGATCCTTCAATTCGTTCGTGAAGCTGAAGAAAAGATCAAAACAAAAATTGTTCATGATACACCAGTTTCTGCGATAGTTCCCTCAATGAACAAAGGGGGAAAGTTAGTAAATAAAAAATTAGGTTCTCTTTTTCCCAATTGGGAACCGAATCGAGCGAATTCATTCTATCGTGAGAACAAGAAACTCTACGTTGACGTTTTTTTGAAAGGAAGCGTATTTACGATGTCAAACCTTTCGCCCGCTGGAATGAAGGGGCTTGACATGGTGATGAAGAAAGAGTTGAAGAATTCAGAGAAAACATATGAGTTCCTTGTGAAATATTCGAAATAATGCCGTATTGTCCTCAAACATATAATTTGCCGTCTTATTGTCCCCTTTGTGGAACATTTTTAGATGGCAAAAATCAATCAGTTGATCATATTATTGCCATAAACAATTTTAAACAAAAACAAAAAGATATTTTGAACGTAACCTGGTTAAAGGTTGATCTTTGTAACCCCTGTCATACTAAAAAAACTGATATTGACAATGTTCAAATGTGTTTAAACACGTTCGGTGATTTTAGTTCAAATCATGATGAACTTCTTGTTAAAAGAATTGCAGCGCTCAAACAATCGCTGAGAGGAAGAATTTCATTATTCAGTAGAAGAAGATATTCTAGACCGGGGCGTTGGTACAAGCGTTGTACACGTATAACGACGGTAAAGCAATCACGATTGTTCAAACTAGCGTTGAATTTCATTAAATCTGGAAATACACAACCTCAAATTCTGAATAATGGAATTCTTGCAAATTGCATAGACGTGTCAAATCTACGACCTGATTTAGACGAACTAAGGGTCATGATTGCAAAAGAGCTGGTATTTTACAATACGGGACTATTTTTCCCGCAATTTTGTGTTAGCGAATGTTATGGGCATGACGATATTTTTGATATTTTTGATTGTTTAGAAACAACTTATGTGCCAGTTTCACAACCTTTGTGGTTCAATGATACAGGAGCATACAAAAATTTGGTAAAGTATGATATTAAATTTTTAGACGATGAAACATTGGTTCGTTTTAGAATGTTTGAAACGAAATTTTCGTCAGCAACGAATCCTCAACACATACTGAACTGGATTTATGTCAAACTTCCCGCCGTTATTCCTCTATGGACAAGAAAATCTACGGTAAAATCCCCACCCAACAATCAATTACTACGGATTTTTTTCTTACCTCGAGGAATTCGTTTCTAAATGCTTTCTCGCTCTAATTCGCTTCTTCGACTCAAAGCTCTCACTGATCACAAATGGTTGACGAAGGTTCCATTCGAACACGTTCGTTTCTTTCTGTTCGAGTGTGAAACATTGTACGTGGGCAAGAACCACATTACGACGTTCAAAGGTAACCTGAAGCACTCGTTCACGTTCAATGGAAACTCGATTCCTACGATCTCGTATCGAACGAGATTTCGTAATCCACATTTGGATCAAAGTAAACGAAAGTACGAATGGTGGCATTTAAGTAATTTCATTCGATGCGCAGATGATCTAAGTGATCCGTTCGCTGGAAAATAAATGGGTGTCTTTACGTTGATTGATGTGATACATTGGATTTTATCATGAACAAAGATCTGAACTCAGAGGGATTTAGAGTTGCAAAGAGAAAACTTTCTCAATCTCAAGTTGAAGAACTATTGACGATTCTTCAAGAATATCCGCATTTTGCGAAGGATGTTTTGGTTAAAATGCCCGGGGGACGGATGGTATCTTTCGAAGATCATTTTCGAGAAACAAGAAAAAATATTTTCATTGATCAGATCAAATTGTCAAGATCAATTCATAATCCAAAAATGTTCGGACTTGAATTTGGTGAGAATAATGGGATCATGATTGATCCCGAATACATTAACATGGATAAATTGAACGATTTCTTGTTGAGCATTCAATGAAATTCGTTCATGCTCAAGAGGTGAAGTTAAAAGTTGGGGTAGGTGCAAAAACAGCTAATTCACCCACTGGAAAAGGAATCATACTTGATAATGTTGATGGATTAAATCTCGTTCTTTGGGTTGATGACGGGATTCAAGATTATCGCATGGATGGTGAATTATTGTTGTTCGTTGAAAACGATGGATCGTTGATCGAACGAGTGTTCCGTCGTTTGATCAATCTATTGAACTCATGACGACTGAAATCTTCACGTTCGGAAGTAAGTTGAAATTCATCGAGAAATGCTTTGGAAAGGCGTACATCTCAACTTCGCAAAGGAACGTGGAAGTAAGATGTCCAGTTTGTCAACCGAAAGATCCGACAAAAAAGAAACTTTCCATACGAATTGCCGATGATGCCTTCAACTGTTGGGTTTGCAGTTTAAAAGGCCGATCACTAATATTCCTGCTCAAGAAGTACGGGACTCAGGAGCTGATCAACGAGTACATTGACACGTTTGCCCCTTCGTTAAAAAACAAGCACAAGAATGCGATCATCACGATTGAACCCGATAAGTTCACACTTCCGAACGATTTCAAGCTACTTGCGGTTGAACAAGATACAAAGGATCCCGATACCCGTGCAGTTCTCTCGTACCTGAGATCAAGGGACATCACCGAACGGGATCTTTGGTACTTCAAGTTCGGTGTTTCTAATCAATCGCGTTGGTTCAGAAGGGCTTTGGTCCCTTCATTCGACTCAGAAGGCAACGCTGACTTCCTCGTCGGTCGCTCGATTGATTCGAAGAGGATGCCTAAGTACCAACAACCTCACGTTCAAAGAGGTGACATCGTATTCAACGAGCTCAACGTTGATTGGACGAAACGACTCGTGCTTTGTCAAGGCGTGTTCGATGTCATCAAATGTGGAGATAACGCGGTTCCATTGCTTGGTTCCAGCTTGAACGAGCATTCGTTGTTGTTTGAACGCATTGTGACGAACATGACACCCGTTGTCATAGCTCTCGATAACGACATGGTTGATTCTGCGATACCTCGCATCGTGAAGAAGCTGGATGAGTACCAGATCGAAGCCACGATAGTCGATCTCAATGGGAAGAAGGATCCGGGCGAGATGACACGTGATGAGTTCAAACGTGCTCTTGAGAACACGAGATCCCTCGATTGGTACAACTTCTTCCAATCCAAGCTGAACAGAATGACGAACGTATCATTGTCGAAATGACATTCATTGTCAATTCACTCGTGAATGATAATTAAGTCGTGATGAACACGCTACGCAATTACGTGAGATTGATCCTTTCCGAGAGGATCAGGGCGAAAGATCCTTCCTCTTCGTCTTCACGTAAGGCAACGTTCAACATGAACGACTTCAAGAAATTGAAGCAAAATGATCCACTAGAAGGAACGTTTTTGAAGTACGCGAAACGCAACCTTCAAAGGTTGGGAGAGGGATCATCTCGTGAAGTATTCTTACTTTCATCACAAAAGGTTCTCAAGGTCGCGGTGAACGAAAAAGGTATCGCTCAAAACGAAGCCGAGATTGATGTTTATACGAATCCCAAGACTCGACCGATCATATCGAAGGTGTACGATTATGGTTCAGGTTACGAATGGCTCGTATCTGAACTAGTTCGTGAATTGACGTACGAAAAAATCTGCACTTTGTTGGATCTTGATGGTTCTTGGGACTACATGATCAAGGAACTTATCGTTGATAAAATGCCAATTGATAAACTTGTCAAGCGATACACGGAAAAAAATTTAAGAGTCAAAGATTCAGGAACTGATGTTCCTGGCTCAGTCGTTGTCGATAAACATGGGAACCACGTAGCAGGACCGTTTTTTTCGCCGCCAGGCTGGGAACACGATCGCGGAACGCCCGAAGCATTTAAAGCAATCGATGAAATTAACGTACAAAATCCCAAGTTGAAACAATTTCTCATTGCATTGAAACAAACGATGGAAGTGAACGAGCTCGAACGCGGAGACATTCAACCCCAACATTTCGGTAAAAGCGCTTCGGGCGACATCGTGCTTCTCGATTACGGGTACACGACAACGGTTCTTAAGAATCATTACGGGGGCGGTGATATCAGTTGGGATGATGGTGATGATGACGTTGATCCGTCAAATTCGATATCTGGTCGTGAAACCACTCGATCACCCGCGGCAAGTTGAACATCAACAACTTAACGTAATACATTAGAAGTAATGCTCAGATTTGCGACGATTGCGGACGTTCACATCCGCTCGTTAACACGTCATGATGAGATTCGAGAAGTGTTCAACGCTTTCGTTAAAGACGTGAAGGAACACAACATCGATCACATTTTCATTGGTGGCGACATCGGTCACAGTAAAACAGCACAATTTTCGGCTGAGTACGTTGATCTCATGGTTGAGCTGATCAACTTGCTTGGCGATACCGCACCGACCCACATGATCTTGGGAAATCACGACCTGAACGAGAGAAACAAGATCAGACAGGATGTGATCACACCCGTTTTAAACGCGGTCAAGCACCCAAACGTGCATCTTTACAAGACTAGCGGTGTTTACAGTATCGCAGAAGGTTGCAATTTGTGCGTCTTTAGCATCTTTGACGAGGAGAATTGGAAAAATGTGGAACCCGTAGAAGGTGACATCAACATCGCTTGTTATCACGGGGGCGTTTCGGGAGCAAGGACTGAAACTGATTGGGAACTCACGGGAGGTCTGGAATTAGATCATTTTGCTGAATATGATGCAACTTTCCTCGGTGACATCCACAAATTTCAATGGCTGGATCATCGTGATTTTGAAATTGAAATTGACGAGGATGAGTTAAAAGATTATCCCGGAGCAATTGTGCTTCCATGAAATTTAGTGATCTCAGACCGGGAGATATGTACATCACGTCTGGTTCTACCGTTTATCCTCAGCATGAATCAGCAACCGTTGTAGCCGTAACTGAGAATCATATAACGTGGTTGATTACGGAAAATAGATTGACAAAGATCTATCGTTTTAAGAATTTCAATGATCAACCTTTCGATGAAAAGGGAATCACTTGGTTGAGGGTGAAAAATGTCTAAGAAGATTCGAATTCGTATAAACCGACCGGCGATAGGGTATCCCGGATCGATGCTTCAAAATACCTACTCAGAAGATCTGAAGCATTTTTGGCTGAAATGGGAGTTCAAATCGAGCAACGACTTCACAGTCGTTCCTGTTGAACTTCCGAATCCAAAGCCATTTTTGACAATCGATTGGAACGGTTCCGTCAATAAAACGGTCGACCAGTTGAAGAACTTCAAGGCTGGTTCAAGGGTTCGTATCAAGTCTGATGCAAAGATCCCACTTAAGTACTCAACGAAGCTCGTTTCAACGATCAAGAACGAGATGGGAGCATCGGAGGTCATCTTCAAGGAAGAACAGGCAACCGACATCTCTCGAATCAACATGGGTTCCGTTCAGTTGCTTCGTACGGATCTGAGGAATTCGGACGTATTGTTTCAGCTTTTAAAGGAACATTACAAGTCATCCGAAATGCATGAGGATGAATGGGTGAAGATCTACGATCTTCTTCGTAAGTACGTCTCGATTCTCACGAGCGAGGATGTGATGAGGAACGTCAAATGGTCATTGAGAAGACTTCGCTTCAACAACATGTATTCCTATGGCGAAGATAACACGATCAATTTCGATGCATTGTCGGGCCTCGTAGGTATATTCGGGCCAAACAGAAGCGGCAAGTCTTCAATTCTCGGAACCCTAATGTACGGGTTGTTCAATGCGACCGATAGAGGTCCAATCAAGAACATGTTGCTGTGCAACACTCGTAAGCAATCATGCTCATCAAAGATCGTGATCAAGCTCGGGGGTCGTGATTACCTCGTTGAGCGTTCAACGAACAAGAAGTCGAACAAGCAGGGTGACATCTCCGCCGCGACGAACCTCAGGATTTGGGAACTCATCGATGGAAAACCTGTTGAAAGCACGGGGGAGCAACGTTCAGACACCGAGAAAACGCTGAGAAAGCTCATCGGAACGTCGGATGATTTTCATTTGATGTCGATATCGACGCAGCGAGATGATAATTCAATCCTCGAACACGGGTCCACGAAAAGACGACAGATCATTTCAAGGTTCCTTGACATTGACGTCCTCCAGCAGATCCATGAACTTGCACGTGATGATGTTCGTGAACAAAAAGGTCTCATCAAGAACCTGAACGAGGATTTGAATGAATCAATAAACGATAGACGTAACGTGTCATCCAATCTCGATCAACAGATTGAACTCAACGTTTCTAATCTCGAAAGTTCACGTGAAAGGTTGTTCGATCTAAAGACTCAGCTCGCAGCTTTCAAGGGATTCAAGCATGTTTCGATCGAGGAGCTCGAATCACACCGTGAATCGATCGACGAGTTGAACGGAAAATTATCGAAGGTTGTTTCAAGCATTGAAAAAGCGGGAAGGGACTTACAAGAAACGGATGAAAAAATAGAACGTGTTTCGACGGTTCTTCAGGATTACGATCTTGTGACGATGAAGCAACAGCTCGATTCATTCAAGAAGCTGCGTTCAAGCGTCAATTCGATGCTTCAAGCGTACACGAACGAGAACAACTCGTTCGAACGTAGCAAGAAGACGATCAAGATCCTGCAAGACGTTCCTTGTGGCGATTCGTTTCCAACGTGTAAGTTCATCAAGGATGCTCATGACCTGAAACCAACGCTGGACGATCAACGTGATCGAGTAAATTCTTTGAAACGATCGTACGATGAAGCGAATCAATCGCTCGGCGGTATCGATGAAAAAAAGATGGTCGACAACGTTTCGAAGGTTGAATCGTTGAAGGAAAAACTGGGACAATTGAAGTTGAACAAGGCTCAGCTCGAAACCCAATTGACAAGGCTCAATCACAACAGGAACGAGATTCAGCGAACTTTGGACGTTGCGATCAATGAATTCGAGGATCTCGAATCAAGGACCGACAAAAAGAAGAACGATGAACTGACCTCACTTAAATCATTGATCTTTTCTGCCGAAGCCGGAATATCCGTCTTGGAAAAAGCGAATATCTCTTTGGCAAGACAAAAAGGTAAGATTGAATCCGAGATCGAACGTTTGTTGAAGGATCAAAAGAGACGAATCGATATCCTTCAAAGGATGAAGTACCACGAGGTGATCGAATCCAGCTTTTCAAAGAATGGAATTCAGGATGCGATCCTCTCATCAATGCTTCCTGCGATCAATGAAGAGGTTGCAAAGATCCTCAATGGAATCGTGAACTTCACCGTTGAGCTCGAGAAGCTACCGAATGATGATCAAATCGACATCTACATAAACTATGGTGATGGTGACAAGAGGGTTCTCGAACTCGGAAGCGGCATGGAAAAGTTCATCAGTTCAATCGTTCTACGAGTTGCATTGAACAACATCTCCACCTTACCGAAGAGCGATGTGTTCTTCATCGACGAAGGATTCGGGTCGTTGGATGCGAGCAGCGTGGAGGAGTGTTCAACATTGCTTCAATCTCTGAAGAAGTACTTCAAGACGATCATTGTCATCACACACGTTGACGTGATGAAGGACATCGTCGATTCCACGATTGAGATCACACGAAACGGAAAGGACTCACATGTCTCGTGTTGACAAGTTCGAACCGTACCTGAACGATAGATTGATCCTCAAGAAGGAAAATTACGTTTTGATCAAACCGAATCGTGAATCGAGGTTGATTCCACTCGGTTGTTCGGTATGTGAATTCTTATACAGGACTCACAACGATGAGAAGGCACACGAAACGTACGGGTGTTGTCACAGATGTGCTGAGGTGTTCGTGTACCCTGATCGAAAACGATGGTCAAAAGGATGGCGACCGAATGAAGATCAGATCAAAAGAGACGTCGAATCACGACAATCTTTATCGATCATGATGAAGTAAAATGCGTAATTACGATTGGTTCAAAAAAACTTACGATTATATCGTTTACGATGTTCGAAATAACTTGCTGATTGCGGATTTCGAAGTTCATCATATTTTGCCGCGCTCTTTGGGTGGTTTGGATTCTCTCGAAAACAGAGTTAGATTAACGTATCGTCAACATTTCATTTGTCATTGGTTACTTTGGAAAATGTCGACCGGGAAAGATCGTGAAAAGATGGCACTTGCGTTCAAGTTCATGAAAGAAGGCCAACAAGGAAAATTTGTTGTATTGAATTCAATAACGTTCGCCAGAGTGAAGAAGGAAGCTTCACTTTTTCAGAGCAATCGACAAATTGGGATTAAAAAGCCGTATTTGAATGGAAATCAATTCGCAAGACACAAGCATACTCCCGAACAAAATTTGAGAAAAAGTAAACGTCAAATTGGTGGTAAAAGAAAACCCGAAACGATTGAGAGGATGAAAATTGCACAAAGTAAATCCGAAACTAAAAATCAAATTAGAGAACAATTGAAACGATATTGGGCAAAATGGCGCGTAGATAACAATCGTAAACCTCGTATCGGTGATGAAAAATATTTATGATATGGACATTGATCAATTATTAAAGGATGAAGAACTTGAGTTTGATCCTTTAGCGAATAAACTTGATAAAGGAGTTGATTCTGAGAATCAAGATATTGACTATTCAGCTCTCGCGCAAAGTTTTGATACGTCGTGGGGGAGATCTTCTACGCCGAAAACGGCTCAATTCTCCGTAAAATTCCAGCTCGATGGTGCGAATCGAATGATCGCAAGTTACTGTGCAATCGTCAATTTTGCAAGCGAACGTGACATGATTGAGCAAAAGCGAAGGTACGCATCTGAATCAACTGATATCTTGAAGGCTCACGTCAAGTTCATTAAGGACCGTTACAAGGGACTTTGTGGAAAGACGCTCAGTGTCGACGAGATGTTCACAAGTGATTCCGTTGAATGTATCTCAATGAACTTTTATAATCCTCGAAAAGTTGCTTATTTTCGCAAAAAAACCGCCTATCAAATCGGGTAACGTAAATGAAAATTTCACTGAAACAGCTCAAGTCAATCATTAAGGAAGAAATCTCATACAAGGACGTTGGAGACGAACCCGAAGTTTTAGATATGATTTCGTCATTAATCAACGTTGTTGTTGATCAACCTCAATTTCGAATCTTAGCAAAACCAGATCCGAGAGGTCCCAATCCAAAAATTGCAAAATTTCGACAAAAACTGTACAATGATATCGCACAATTGATAGATGATTCAATCAATCAGAACTTTAACGGCCCGTATTCAAAGTGAATTACTTACCTAGTTAATAGGTGTTATCAGCGAACGATAAGAGAAATGAAATCATCCGGTGCGGCCGCGACCCGAAGTATTTCATAAAGCGTTATGTTTTCATCCAGCACCCCACAAAGGGGCGAATTAAGTTCACAACATATCCCTATCAGGACGACGTTGTTGATGCACTTGAAAATCATCGTCACAACATTGTCCTAAAATCTCGCCAGCTTGGCTTGTCAACGATTGCAGCCGCGTACTCATTGTGGATGGCGGTATTTCACAAGGACAAGAACATCATTGTCATTGCAACGAAGCTTGAAACGGCTCAGAACTTCGTTAAAAAGGTAAAGATTGCGCTTTTATCATTACCACCATGGCTAGTTCTTCCGAAACACGATGATAAAGCAACGGCACTTAATTTCGATAACGGATCACGAGTCATTGCAATTCCCGCTTCTGATGATGCGGGACGTTCTGAGGCTATTTCTCTATTGATCGTTGATGAATGTGCATTTATCCGCAACTTCGATACCCTTTGGACAGGACTCTCACCAACCATTTCCACCGGTGGAAATGCATTCATACTTTCATCACCCAATGGTGTAGGCGGGCAATTTTACAAGTTATGGATCGGTGCTGAAGCAGGACAGAATAACTTCAATCCCATAAAATTGCCTTGGACGGTTCATCCCGAACATGATGAAAAATGGTTCAAGGAAGAGACAAAAGATCTTACTCGTAAAAAGGTAGCTCAGGAATACATGTGTGACTTCCTCGCATCAGGTGATACCTTCCTGCAAGTCGAAGATCTCGATTGGATGAAATCGAAGGTTCGTGAACCATTGCTAAAGACGGGATTTGACCGTAACGTGTGGATATGGGCTCATCCCGAATCTGAAAAACGATACGTCATCTCAGCCGACATTGCACGCGGCGATTCGCAGGATTTTTCAGCATTCCACGTCATCGATGCTGATGACGGTCAACTCGTCGCTGAGTACATGGGCAAGGCACCTCCCGAGGTGATGGGACAATTGATGGACGAGTACGGTCGTAAGTACAATATCGCCCTTGCGATCCCTGAAAATAACACTTTCGGTTACATGACCGCAATGTACTTGAAAGCGAATGGGTACCCTCGTATGTACTACAAGGATCATAAAGGTGATCCATTCAACTTTGTACCAACCGATGACATGTTGCCGGGGTTCTCCACACAAACTCATTCACGTCGAAACATTCTCACAAAATTCGAAGAGTTGATCAGAAACAAGATGATCAATTGTCCTTCGTCACGCCTCGTTCAACAATTACAAGCGTTCGTCTGGCAGAACGCGAAGGCTCAAGCGTTGAAAGATAGTCATGACGACTTGATCATCAGTATTGCAATTGGCATGTACGTCGTTGGAGGAGAACTTCAACAGGATTGCAGTCGGACGGATTTGACGGTGGCATTGCTGAATGCGACATCGCGAATGTCGAGAAGTGCAGATGAACTTCCAGGGCTGCGAGATCTTCCACCACCGATGAACCCTCAAATGATCACGACCACTTTTCAGCAAGTGAGGTCGGGAGAACGCGGAAGGCAATTAGTTCAAACGTTGCATCCCATGTACAATTGGCTTGTGGATAAATAACACAAAGTAAAATCTTTCAAAGGATGACGTTTTTGTGGATACGTAATCTTGATGAAATCGAAAACAATTTCTTACAAGATCTCCGAGGATCGTCTCAAGGAAATAATCGCCGAGGAATTGCAACGTAAGTTGCAGCTCGCGGAGAACCCTGATTCACTCACTGAAGACATCGATCACGAAGGTGCCGCAACGGTCTCTAAGGCTTCTTCGAAGCTTCTGAAAGCTCTTGCATCGTTTAAAGAAGATGCTAATGGCGGAATGCAAAGTGCTACGACGCCGCATCTCGATGCACTCGTGTCGACGCTTGAAGCGATGGTACAGAATCCCGCGAACTACACTGATAAGGTAAAGGTTGAACCGAAGCGAGTGAAGCTTCGTAAGGTTGAAGAAACCTTGCGCTCAAAATTCGATTCAAAAAAGCTTGCGGAATCTCGCTATAACTGGAAACCTGAGGCGATTGAGTTCATGAAGGATCTTCTTCGTACGAAGACTAAAACGGTTCCTGTGGGTTCAAATCAAACGAAGATCGCTGATACACTTCAGGACGTGAACATGATTCGGATGAAGAAACATTTCAAGGGTCCGTCGGGTCTCGTTGTCGTGTACGAACCGACACAAGAAGGGCTGGAAGAATTCGACAAGTACAGAACTTCATCGATGACGTCAAAGAAACCACAGGTTGAAAAGGTAAGCGAACAATGAAAATCACACTCAATGAATTAAGGCGAATTATTCGTGAAGAAAGCTCTCGTGGATGGGGTTCGAAACGACGCAAAGGTAAGGATCCCGCACAGTACGATGCAAACCGTGAAATAAACCGCGATGCGGATTGGGCGGTGGATCAGCTCAAATCAAAGGGTGGGATGTACGATGATTTGAATGATCGTGGTAATCAAAGAACGAGATTCAATAAATTGAGTCGTCAAGTCGATATGCCGTCACATCCAAATCGGGGTCTTCCTGGCCACGATGATGGTTGCAAGAACTGCGGCATGAAAGTTTCATTGCTTCCCAATGGTAAATGTGAAGATTGCGATTTCATGAACAATGAATCACGATCATGGGATGGTTACGAGCCTCGCTCATTATCAGATGGTGATGAAACATGCGAACTTTGTGGTTGCGAGGATGTTTCATTGACACCCAACGGTTTATGTGATGATTGTGATGACGCTGAAAACGGTCTAACCGAGGCGAAAGAAACTGAGACGACAATTGAAGCCACCGAGGAAGAAATCGACAAGCGAATCTCATCCATGGACGCTGATACGATTGTCGACAAGGATTACATCGATTCACATACGGGCGAAGTTTACCTTGAAATTGGTGATCGAGCGGGGGACTCTCAATTTCATCCTTCGTACGTTCCAAAAACGTATCGCGGCGAGAGCCCCGTCGATGTCTCATTTGATGATGATGATTTTCCCGATTACGAGGAAGAGGATCATGAATCGAACCTAGTATACGATACGTTCGTATCTCAGGTTGATAAGTTCGTTGCAGACCTTGATCTGTCAGAACACGGTGCTGGCCCGGAAGATACTGCTCCCGAATACGCTCGTGTGTTCTTACACATGCATCCCGAATGGAATGATAACAAGAAGCTCGGAATGAGCAGGCGACAGATCATCGATTACATCGCTAACTTAGCATTCGAAAAGTATGGAAACCGCTGATACAAGGTCAGCGATAGAAAGATCACGTCTCGGGAGAGAATAATATGAAACTATCATTAAAACAATTAAGAAACCTGATCAACGAAGAGATTAAATCAAAGAGCGGAGGGGTTCACCTTTCAACACTCGAATCAATCAATCCTCGTGCATACGAAGGATGGATTGAAATGCTCGTTGAAGATTGTAGTGATGAATTCATTGTTAACTCAAAGAAGGAAATTCGCGTCAAGACTCGTAATGGTGTTGGGAACCACTAAAAGGTCACGGAAATGAGAAACCTTAACGTCCAAGTAGATTGACATAAGATTTAGAACGATAAAGCAGTAAAAAGCTTCATCTCTTAATAGGGAAGCAAGATGGCAAACAAGCAATTAAAAGGATCAGAATCGCCCGAGAAGTTCTTTAAAAGAATGACTCGTATCTTCAAGAGCGGCGTTCAGGTCAAGCGAAAGATTCGTGCTCAAGATACCGCCGTCGTCGTTGCCGATAAGACGAAATCGTCTGGAACGTTGCTGTTTCAGAAGTCGTTCTCTCCAACGTACGCTTCAATCACGAGCAATGCTTACAACATCGCTGAGCGTCAAGTTCGTTACCAGGATTTTCAGCAGATGGAACAGACTGCTGAGATCGCTGCTGCCTTGGATCTATGGGCGGATGAATCTTCAAGTCCTGATGAACACGGGCGAGCTTTGCACATCTTTTCTGACAACGAGAAGATCAAGCAGGTTCTTGATGACCTGTTCTACAATCGATTGAACATCGAATTCAACCTTAGAAGTTGGGTTCGATCATGTTGCAAGTTCGGTGACTTTTTTCTATTGAATGACGTGCATCCTACTGAGGGTGTCGTTCATGCGTACCCAATTCCAGTCAATGAGATCGAACGCGAGGAAGGGTACGACCGCGATGATCCAATGGCGGTTCGCTTTCGCTGGGTCTCGCTTGGTAATAGGATCCTACAGAACTGGGAAGTATCTCATTTCAGGTTGCTAGGAAATGATTCGTTCCTGCCATATGGTTGCTCGGTCATTGAAGCAGCAAGACGTGTGTGGCGTCAATTGATCCTCATTGAGGATGCGATGCTTGTCTACCGTGTCACAAGGGCACCCGAACGTCGAGTGTTCTACATCGATGTCGGTAACCTCCCAGCGAACGACATTCCTGCGTACGTTGAAGCTCAAAAGCAAGCGCTTCGAATGAATCAGGTGCTTGATTCACAGACGAGCCGGGTTGATCTTCGTTATAATCCACTTCCAGTACATAAGGATACACCAATTCCATTACTTGATGGAACGACGTTGACGATTGAGAATCTTTCGAACAAAATGAAGGAGAATTCCAATTGGACACCTTGGGTTTACTCGATACAAGACAAGTCGCTTCGTATTGTTCCAGGTAAGGTCACCTGGTGCGATAGGAATTACGTTGCGAAGAAGCTGGTGAAGGTTTGGCTTGACAACGATTCGTACGTTCTCACCGCTCCAGAACACCCATTTGTGCTGAGGGATGGATCAAGCAAGAGAGCTGATGAGTTGGTGGTGGGTCAGGCTTTGATGCCATTTTACAGGGAACTAAGTGTTTTTAAGGAAAAAGTTGATGGTACAGATGATTTAGACGGATATGAAAAAATTTATGATCCAAAAAACTCAAAGATTCGTTTATACACACCGTCGTGTTGCTGAAATTTTATCTCAACCAATAACCTTACCCGAAGGAAATAATAATTGGGTAACTCATCATGTTGATTTTAACAGGTTAAATAACGATCCTTCGAATTTATTGAGAATGGGAAATGTAGATCACTGGTATTTACATGCGTCTGAAATTACACGATACAATAAATCTGATCTTAAGAAAGAACGAACATCAAAGAACAACATTGAACGAAATTCAGTTGGTGCCATGTCTTGGTACAACGGTTCGGATCTTCACAAGTCTCATAATGAGAATCGTAAGATCGGTCAATTGAAAGATTGGGGAGATCAAGAAAAGAAAACTCAACGAAAGTTGAACATGCAATGGAAAATTCCGAACGAGATGATCGAGAAGATCAGTGATCTCATTCGAAAGGATCCAAAAATTTCTCGGGTTAAAATTCACGAAGAGATCAAGAATGATCAAGAATTGATGAACGCATTGATGTCGATTCAAACGCCTGCAAGAGATGTTTCAAAGTTCAGTTATCAAGGCTGGATGTGCGAATTTCAACGAAGAGGTCAAGGTAATGGATTTACTCAAATTCGTGAAGCTGTGTTGAATTACAAGAATCACAAGGTTTCTAAGATTGAATTCTTGGACGTTGACGGCGAAGACGTCTATTGCATGACCGTTGTTGGTTCCGCCGGTGAAGACGATAGACACAATTTTATGGTCCTCGGGTTGAATGAGGATGGATCTCAATCAGATTCTGGTGTTTCATTATGGAACAGTGTAGACGAAGATTATTTCATTCCTATTCGTGGAAGCGACACAGGTACCAAGATCGACACACTCGCTGCGGGGCAGAATACAGGAACCGTTGAAGACGTTGCTTACATTCAAAAGAAACTGTTCGCAGCCCTCAAGATTCCAAAGGCTTACCTTGGTTACGAAGAAGGTCTGAGTTCTAAGAGCACGTTGGCACAGATGGACATTCGATTCTCTCGTTCAGTCTCCGTAATTCAACGCACATTCATTGCGGAACTGAATAAACTCGCAATCATTCACTTGTTCACGCTCGGATTTCAGAACGAGGATCTTGCTAACTTCACGTTGCACTTGTCTAATCCGTCAACCGTCGCGGAGCAACAAAAGCTCGAACTTTGGCGGACCAGATTCGAAATTGGGGGTTCGTTACCCGAAGGTATGGGAACGAAGCAATTCGTTTACAAGACAATCTGGGGTCTCAATGACGATGAGATCGACCAGATCAACAACGACCGTGTCAAGGAAACCCTTGTGGATGCCACAATCGCTGCGATGGCAGAAGGTGGAGAAGCTTCCGGCCCCGGAGGCGGTGGAGGTGGTGGCGGGGGAGCACCTGCAGGTGGAGGATTCGATCTTGATGCCGGTGGCGAGGATGAGGACATCTTTAGCGATGACGATGCAGGTGGAAGCGCGGATGATTCTGGTGGTGAGGATGAGATCCCTGACGAGGAGAACGCAGGTCCCGAACCTCTCGAGGATGAGGATCCCGATTTGGAATTATTGACATCGAGCGATGATCAGGATGATCCCGAGACGTTCAAGATTCCTTCAATGAGGGATTCACCCGTGAAGGTTGCAAAGCAACTGCAGAAATCGCTTTACAACAGATCACGTCATCGTACACATGGTCCATCAAAGACTCACATGCCCGACTTTCTAGGCATGGTGAACAACAAACGTCGCGAAGATACAATGAACGACCCGTACGATACGAATGCAATGAAGGCACTTATCACGAATCCGTTCGGTGAATCAATTCGCAGGCCAAATGCGATATTGACGAATGATATCATGAGTGCGTTGAACAACATGAAACGTGAACACGATTCCGATCGTGTCGCAAAAGGTGGTACGTTGTTGTTGAATGAAGGTGATGAAGGTGTCGAAATTGAACTTGACGACTCGACGTCTGATGACGATGAACTATCGTTGCAAGAACAAGTATTCCATAATGAAAGAGAAGAAGAATAATTATGAGCAACGTCATGACATCGTCAAAACATAACAAGCGCAGAAACGTTCTTCTCGTATACGAGTTCCTGACTCGCCACGTCTCAGCGGGTCTTGTCGAAGGCAACAATGCTAAGTCTTCCAAGGCATTAAAAATACTGAAAAAGTCATTCAAACAAGGAACCGAACTTTACAATGAGTTCAGGGTGATGAATGCTCTTGCTAAGACAACCGTCACATCAGAGGCTGTTGCCTGCTCGATCATGAATGAAGCAAAAGTTGCTGTGAAAAAACACGATGTCGCAAAGCTCGACCGCGAAAAGTCTCACCTGATCAGGAACATCAACCACTCGTTGAACGATGCAACGTTCTTTGATCAACACGTTAGCGAGTACAAGACGTACGCGACGATGCAGGTACTCTTTAACGAGTGGCGAAACAAGAATCCCGACATTGCGACGCTTGCGTCCCACGAGGATTCACTTGTCAAATGGTTGACGAAAGAGAAAACTGAGACGGGCGAATCAACGCTTTCCGAGAATTCACCCGGTACGAATCGTTTGCTGATGAAGATCATGATGACAAAGCTGAACGAGAAGTACTCTGGAACGTTATCGTCCGAGCAAAAGGATCTAATTCGCGATTACGTTTGGTCAACATCAACGGATGATCCAGAACGCATTCGTGTCAAGCTAAACGAGGTGAAGTCGCAACTATCAACGTCAATCGGTGCTTGCATCTCCGAGAATTCCGGTAACGAGCACATGTTGAATCAATTGAACGATGTTCGAACGAAACTGATCAATGAGGATGTTTCTGAGATCAACGATGGTATCGTGACTCGATTCATGCAATACCTGAAACTCAATGATGAGTTTAACACAAAGGACGAAAAATGAAGATTGAACAATTAAGACGTCAGATTCGTAAAATCATCATCACTGAGGATCATCGTTCCGCCGCAACGGTTCCTCCAAAGTTTGCAAGCAGCGAGCTCGACGATGATGCTCCCGGAAGTCGACCTGAACTCGATCGTGAGGAACTCCTGAGAAAAGCAAAGAAATGCCGGACAGAGGCAAAACGGTTACTCGCTCAGGCTGAAGAATACGAACATCTCGCGAAGAAGGCTTGATAAGACAATGAACGGATCGAATCTTTTGCGTAAATTCATTTGTGAAGCAATCAGCGACAGCGTTCGTGAACGTGCGAACGGATTCATTGACGAGGCTGTTCAACTTTCGAACGACATCGCGGAAGGTGACAAACATTCTATCAAGCAACTTCAGCACGTTGCAAAGGAAATGGAAAGCTTGACGAGCTTTTTCAAGCGAAACGATGAATTGATGAACACGGCATTCAATCGTTTGCTCGAACAGGTGAACAAGATGGTGAAGATGACGAGCTTTTGGAATCGTCCACTTGCGATTGGAAAGCAAGCGTACTTTGAGAAGTTGAACGATCAAGCTGCGAACATCGAACACGAAGCATCGATCACGAAACATTTAATGGAGAAGGTGAAGAAACACAAGGTCTGGTGAAACTCACAATGATTGATGTGCATCGTTAAATTTTCGTTTCGTACATAATTACTTGTTATGAACGAGCAACGGATCATCACATCATACGAGGATTTCACCCCCGAAGTTATCACAGAAGCCATTACGGGAACTGATAGAAAAAAGATGATTCTTAAGGGAATTCTTCAGCGTTCGGATAGTGTCAACCAGAACGGCAGGATCTATACGAGAGCGATACTTGAGCGCGAGATCAGGAATTACCAGAAGTTCATTCTTGAAAATCGAGCATTGGGAGAACTTGATCATCCGTCCGAAAGTGTTGTTGAACTTAAGAATGTTTCGCACATCGTGCGTAAAGCTGAGATGGATGACAAGGGAGTCGTTACCGGTTTGATTGAATTGTTAGACACCCCTTGCGGGAAGATTGCACAGAGCTTGGTCGAAAGCGGTGTAAAAATTGGCATCTCATCACGTGGAGTGGGGTCAACAACAAAGAAAGGGGACTATCAAGAGGTCTCTTCCGACTACATTCTCATATGTTTTGACCTCGTCGTAGACCCAAGTACCCCCAATGCGTTCATGATCCCAGAAGGTAGAAAAATTTCTACAAAGGAATATGAAAAAATTCTAACTCGTTCTGATCGCCTCTCTAGGCTGATGAACGAGATTCTGATCAAGTGATCGAAGTGAGATTCACGCTATCTGATGTTTCGACGTTGACGTCGAATGAATTCTCGTTCACCTGATTGGGGGAAATTAGTACACTCTCAAAGAACGTTCGTGTGCATTACGGAATGCGTGAGTTGCATTCCTTCGCCTTTCGTCGCTTGATGACGATTGGTGATTCCTTCACGTCAATGACGTGTGAGCTGATTCTGAACGAGGTTCGATTCGTTGAAGCTTGAAAACATTCGTGCTTCGCATCACATGTGCAACGAATGTACGATCCCTGATAAGAAACACGATCGAATCCATCGCCATCAGTCGACATTCCAATTCGAGACGTCCATTCGAGCTTTCCACCTAATCCGCAATGAGGATTGAACGATTCGGAACGAGCTAGTATGTCGTACAAATCGAACGTTCGTGCTGTAGTATTACGCGTTTTGAATGCCATGAAAAGCTCATTGTAACATGAAATCTTTCAAAGAACATGAAAGAACGTTGCATCTTGAAACGCGTAAATACTAACCGTTAGTACCCTGTTTTTCTTGTACACCGTCACGTATTCATTGACATGAGCAATGACTGTGAACATATCATGAAGCGCGAACATCTCGTAATCACTGATGGAGGATGACCATATCTGAATTTTTCTCAGAACGTAGTACATCTCGCCAGGCAAGAGCTTGTTCAACAAAGATTGTCACACGTGCAGGATCGTGAACGGCGGACGAACTGCCGCGTTGTTGATACATGAAACTTCAAGTGCCTGTTTAATTCTTGCCTCAGCATTCTTGATGCTTCCGTTCGAATGCATCGCACCCATTGCAAGATCTGCACCGGATCCCATTGCATCGAAACCTTCTCGTGCTTCAGCAACTTGGTAATCCCCGTGAATTCCGAACAACTTTCCAGCGTGACCGACGAGAATGTCGGGCTGGAGATTATCTTCCTTCAAGCAGGAACGTACGGAATCTACGAATTCGTTCACCAAGTACGTTGAAAGGTTACCTCCCTTGAACTTCGGAATCACCAATCGGTGTTGGATCAACTGACCCATCCTGAAGCTACCGCAGAATCCAAAAATGAAGCCATCACGAACGAACACCTTCTTGTCATTTCGTGAGCGTTGTAGCATGTTGGAACTCGTTCCAGCACTGTCGCCACCAATGAAAACTTTACCCTTGCTTTCGAGCCCAATGATACAAGTCATGCTAGTATGATACCACTATTTCTTTTGACGTATCACGAACGTTGCCCCGTCAATTTTATCCCGTTCGTTGTAGCAAATTTTTCTCGTACAGGTGGGATGGTTGTTCATGAAGTTGATGTGAAGATCGTAACCAGTACCGAGCTTACCGGTTGCATTCGTAATTACGACACTTAAAACCAACGATTGGTTACCGTGAACGACCCTTGAGACTAGCAAATCTCCGGGATAAAGGTGTGAATAAAGCATTGTCAAATATAAGAAAAGAAAGAGTTTTCGTACCCGTTAATTCGTGTGAAACCATCTGCTGCGGCGAGCTCGTTCTCATTTAATCCAAGTTCTTTGTTGTTTTTGAACGTTTGACGGTCGTAACGTTTACACATATCTGTCCACCAGTAACGCATCACAGTTTGACGTTCGTATCTCCAACCTGATAATTTGTATCCCCTGCCATCACCGATCCGGTTATCGACGTATGTTACCAATCCAGGTTTCATGGATGTTTTAGCGATTTTCAACGCTTCTTTTGTTAATTTACCCAACCAACCATGAACCTTGATGTTACATTTACATGCCGCTCTTGCGACCTCGAATCGGGATTCATTCGATCTTGATGCATTACGAGGTATTCTCAATGTCATGACGGCAATAAGTTCATCATTGAACTTCAATCCAATACACTTTGATGATTGAACGTGTCCCTCTAGGTGGTTATTTACCAGGAATGATTTCGATTGTGCATTATCGATCTCAACAAGTTCGCATTTTCTTGCATGTATCGTTCTGTCAAACACATTCAATCGTTGTTTGATCATTGATTCAACTATTTTTCGTTTTTGTAACCATTCATCTTCAAATATCGAAAAGAGACGAATTCCAACTTGTTTAGCAAGCAACGACTTCTTAACGTGGTAACGAGGATCTTTCAGCACGGCGGTTGAATGCCAATAAAGTCCATTGTATTCAATACCAAATTTCATTGACGGAACGTAGATATCGACCTCTTGAGGGAACAAGATAGTTCTATCTCCGGATACAACATCACCCACGTTAAGCGATTTGACGAAATCAAGAACTTCTAGTTGACCAATTGATCCTTTGGGATGACATGTATTACAAATCGGTCGTCCCCTGAATTGCATCAACGTTCTTTGTGCGGTGATACCGCAAGTCTTACACTTGATATCAAGTTGATTGTACTTGTTTCGATATAAGTTCGGGTCGGTCAAAAGATCGAACTTTCCTTTTGAGCTGTCTTCGAACACATTGATCAATTGATCAGGCTTGAAACGTTTTGCGGACGAATTCATGTTTGTTTTGACTGTGTGAGATATGTTTCTACCCAACAAACGTACACTTTCATTCGTATCCTTTGTTTGCCCCTTGATCCAAGCAATTTTTTCACCCGAAGCGAACTTTCGTTTCTTTGTTTCTGATGATTTCTTCAAACTTTCATGAGTATCTTTCGTTTGACCTTTTTGCCAGTACTCATAAGTTCCCGCTTCGTGTCCAATTGTCAACGTTTTTCCAATACGTTCAGACATTTCTGCAACACGAATGTCAGTTTCTTTCGTCAAACCATCATTCCATACCTTGTATTTACCAGAACGATAACCATCAGTACGTTTTTGAGCGAATTCTGCTTGTCGATCCGGATCGTTGTAGATTGAATCAATCACGGCGTTATGACCCCGGACGAATTTCACGGGATAACCAACCTTCCAACCGTACCATTTAACGGGCTCACTGCATTTTCCACATTTACAAACGGGGGTGATTCCGCAGTGATAGATTTTGTCGAACAATGCTTGATGGTTGGTACAGGAATGTGTGGACGACAAATGCTCAAGAAATTTCTTCTCTTGAGCAAAGTCTTTATCACAGTTCGGACATGAAATTCGTTTGAATTTCTTTTTTTCAGGTATTACTTCCTCACTCATGAAGAAATAATAATTATTAATTACGTAGCGTACAACTCTAGAGTTCCAATAACCATAAGTGGTTGAAATTGTTCAGAATTGGAGGATCCAATTGTCGGCACGGAGGGTACAAGAAATTTCCGTGGGTTCATGAGTATCGTAACTAAGTTCTCCAAAGTTGACCTCAGTCGCCCAGACGCCTTTTCCGTCCCATAAACTGACCACTGTACCTACCGGGTCCAACAATTTAAGTTGGACATCCCTCTTGTAAAAGTCAGCATACCCCGCTCGTCCCGAAACTGATTCGTAACAGAGTCTCAACCATTCCATCGTTTGCTGTGCCGCGGAAGGAGCAATCGGATCGTGAAGCGTGATTTGAACCGGTCCGAACGTGGTCTTACCAGCAAGGTAACGGTGAGCGTTGATGAATGGTATTGGAACCTCTTCCGTGGTCACGGTAGGTTGCTGCGCGGTCTTAAGCAAGAATGCATCGATGCCTTCGATCATGAACACCCACCTATTCTTTTGCTTGGGCTGAAATTGATTCGGTAACATTGACGTAACATCTAGGGTTTCTGCGGCCATATTGGAATTCTCCTACGAATAGTTAGGTAACAATTATTGTTTACGACCATTTACAAAGTTTTTTTGGTAATTACCTATTCATGATAACCGTATGATCCAATTGAATGAAGTTACGTGGTCTCGAATTTGTCCAACTTGTGATCAACCAACAACACATAAAAATCGTGCAAAATGTCTTTGTGCGGAAAAACTAAAAACGACATGTTCAAGTTGTTCTGCAAAGCAACGAGGAAAGAAAAGATCGGCACATGATTTATGTCCAATTTGTAAGAACGAATTTAGAGTCCTTGATGTTCAAGAACACTCTGAACTACATTCAACGACGCCTCAATTACTTTGGTTGTTAAAACATTCATGTGAAATTCCTAAGTGTCGATGTGGTTGTGGTGAATCAACGAACTGGGCAAATTGGAAAAAAGGCTTCAGTGAATTCTTGAACGGTCATAACGGAAGTATTTACACGTCCTACGACCTGCAAAAAGCTAAAGAAATTAGTGATAAAAGAAGATCAAAATTGATCGGGAAAGTTGGTTGGGCCAAGAACCAAACGATGGAAAATAACACAATAATTAAAAATCGTGCTCAAGCATCCGCAGCCGGAATACGCAAAACATTTGCTGAAGGTCGAATCGCCTGGTCAAAAGGATTGACGAAAGAAACCAATCCTGCCGTAGCCAGCATGGCTAAAAATTTAAAGGAGGGGTTCGCGAATGGAACGTACAAGCCGTGGGCAAAAGGATTGACGAAGGAAACAAATCCAACCCTTGCAACCATGGCAATGAATGTTTCTTTTGCATTAAAACAAAAGGAATTGCATGAACGGCTAACAATCATTAAAAGATTGACTAAAAGCGAAATTTTAGATCGAATCAAAACCAACAGCAGCATCGAATTGCTTGATGATCTTTCACCGTATTTGTCGTTGACATCGACAAACATAAACGTTAAATGCAAACTTTGCAATGAAACGTTTAAATCATCAATCAATAATCTTGTAAGTGGAAACCGGTGTTACATTTGTTCTCCCGCTTGGATCTCATCTGGACAATCTGAAATCATCAATTTCGTCAAAAGTTTGAATTTTTCACCTCTGGTAAATGACAGATCAGCGATTAGTCCTCTTGAGCTTGACATATATGTACCAGAACGTCGATTCGCAATCGAATACAATGGCCTGTATTGGCATTCCGAGCTGAATAAAAGTGCAATTTACCATGACAACAAGACGAACAAATGCCTTACGAGTGATGTTCGTTTATTTCATGTTTTTCAAGATGAATGGGGAGAAAAATCAGACATCGTTAAAAGCATGATCAAGCATCGTTTGGGAATTTTTGATCGTGTAATTGGGGCTCGTAAATGCACGATACATGTTTTAAACAACAGGCAACGAATAGAATTTTTTGAAAAAAATCACATTGATGATGATTCATCCGCAGGAATGTGTTTGGGTTTAATTCACAACGATGAATTAGTGGCCGCATTATCATTACGAAAAGCGTTTCATAAAAAATACGAAGACGCTCTCGAGGTTGCTAGATTTTGCACTAAAACGTTCACAGCCGTGCCAGGTGCTTTGAGTCGTTTAACTTCACATGCTAAAATTTATGCAAGTTCGATGGGATACAAGCGATTGATCACTTACGTTGATTCAAGATTAGGAACCGGTGAAGCTTATAAAAAAGCTGGATTTTCCCTTGTGTCAAACACAAAACCTCGATTCTGGTGGACTGACATGAAGTACCGTTTCAATCGTTTCAAGTTCCGTGCCGATCCAAAAAACAACATGACGGAGGCTCAGGTTGCTGGGGAAGCGGGTGTAGTGAAAATTTGGGGGTGCAAGAATTACGTGTTCGAGCTCATCATTGAATGATCAAACATTCCTGACTTCGTTCCGCATGTTGTGTTAGGATACATGTTAAACCTCACATGATGTTCAAAGATCTCCAGCCAGGAAATTTGTTGGTTTATGGCAATGTTCTACTTGTTCTTTCGATAGAATCTAAAAAGCACTCGTGTGGAATGACAATCTCGTACCTGGGAAACTATGGCGTGTTTCGTCAAGTGTACCATCAAGAATCTTGCATAGATCAATCAATACGAGTCGTTAAATGACTTACGGTGAACTCGTTCCGGGTGACTTGCTCATCAATGACGCTCTTGGTACCATCATCGTCATAGCAATTGATACCACAACCGTGTTGTTCGGGAACGATACTTCGGCACATATCAAACTATCGTTCCTTAGTACCTATAAGTCAATGTTCAACGTTCACATGCCATCGATGCAACATTGCACGAGCTTCGTTCGTTCAACAACTATACAACCCTCGTTGTCAAAAAAGAGGTAGTTTTTCAACGAACCGTCCACTGTTAAGACTGAAATGCTTCTATCGAACGCATTGCACCGCGTCTTTTGGTTTGCAATGACGAGACCTTGCATGTCACGAGCTGAGTGAATTAGAACGTCGCCTGGCTGAAGATCTTTGATCAATAACTGCAATCGTAGTACCTCGGCCACAATTTTATCTTACATACTTATCGACGTGAATGCGTTGAAATTGTACGTACAAAACGTCTTGAATGAAAGAATCCGCTCGACAAGTGTGACATCTCCCCACGGTGATCTGAACGTGGGACCGTTCAAGCTTGAACAATTCAAGAAAATGAGCGGGCTTGCACAGATGCAAAATTACGTTGTTAAACGTCTTGAGTACGTTGCTGAGGGATCATCACGGCAGACATTCGTTTTAACGAGCACAAAGGTTCTAAAACTTGCCATCAATCGAGCAGGAATTGCTCAAAACGAGCAAGAGGTTGAGGTATTCACGGATCCTCGAACAAAAGATATCACGACTCGTATTTACGAGTACGATCCCGACTTTTTTTGGATCGTGAGCGAGCTTGTCAAACCATTCGATGACAAGGATGACATTGAAGAATTTCTTGACGTTAGAATGCCGAATGCGACCGTTACAGCGGTCGATTTTTACGATTTTGTACTTGACGCAAGCGTCGGTGATGAACCATCGTATGAATCGCGTGCAAAGCTTCCCAACAGGGTAAAACAGGATTTAGAACGCATTGCAAAGATGATTGAAGATCTTGTCGATCATCATAACATGTTGCCGGGTGATCTTGCGAAGGAATCTTCGTGGGGAAGATCATCTGATGGACGTCTTGTGTTGTTGGATTACGGATTCACGCATCGTGTTAGAAATGATCACTATACATGATGCATGACGGGTTCGCAGTGACATACTTACATCTAAATGTCGCTCAACAACGCATCATCAGGTCTTTTTAACGCCGTCGAATACCAAGCTCCGGGATTTCCCTGGTTGACTTCTAGCGCGGCGAACACGACTCCTTCGAAGCTCAATTTCTTCAAGGTCACTCGAGGAATCACGGTGCGAAATCTGGGTGCAACACCGTTGCATATCGGGTTCACGCAATTGGGCGTCACCGCAACGGGTTCCAATAGGTACACGATTCCCGCTTCTACGTCAGAGCGTCTCGAGATTCGAACCGCAGTGCTTTGGCTTCAGGCTGAATCAGGAACCGCGAACTACAGCATTCTTGCCGAGTTAACGTTGATTGATGCAAAAATGATGCCCGAGCTCACTGGATCAACGTTGTCGGGTTCGGGTCAAGGATTTGGGTGGCAAGGTGTCGGGTGATGCAATTTTTTATTTAAGTAATTCAATTACTTACACGAGGATTCTATAATGGGCGGTGCACTTTACGATAAGGGTCGAGAAGCGTTTCTTGGTCCAGCAACAGGTCAGATCAATTGGTTCAATGACACGATCAAAGCGTCATTGGTCAGTTCATCGTATGTTCCAGATCTAACCTCGCATCAGTTCGTTCCGTCAATTCATGCTCACACGGCCTCTCTGACAGCACAAACGGTCGGTTCAAGAACCGTGACTAACGGAGTGGCGGACGGTGACGATGTTTCATTCACTGCGGTTGCAGCGAACTTCGTGTTCGATTACGTTGCTCTTTTCAAGGACAGTGGTTCACCGAACACGTCACAATTGATTGCGCTGATCAGTGGATCTGGAATGCCACTGACATCATCGGGAGCCGATATTTCTATCGTGTGGTCCAACTCAGCGAACAAAATATTCAAGTTGTAACATACGTAATTCGTGTCATTCATAATTGCTGATTTTGTCAGAGAAACATCTCTAACTACCGGCACGTTCGCAATTCAGCTAAGCGGGTTAAGGTCACCTGGACAAACGTTTTCATCCGTGCTCGCGAACGGTGACACGCTAGATTACACGATAGCTCATGCTTCGTTGAATGAGTTCGAAACGGGTCTTGGAACGTACGATTCAGGAACGAATTCATTAGCTCGTTCGCTAGTTTACGCTTCATCGAATGGAAATTCTTTAGTAAATTTCAGTCCAGGTACGAAGAACGTTGATCTAAGCTATCCCGCTGAGCGTATCAAGCAAACTACAAATAGCATTCTGAATCTATCTGCTTCGGTGACAGCGAGTTTCTTGTCAGCAAGCAATTCGTTATCGTTCACGTCATCATCGTTATCTGTAACGGATCGTTCAATTCAATCGCAGATCAACTCCGTTTCAACGTCAGCAACTGCAAGCTTTTTGTCCGCATCGAATTCGATCACGACAACCTCTGCATCGATAAACAATACAATCACAAACCTCAGAACGCCACAATTCGTTGTGCTTGCAGCAACGGGTGAAACCACGAATGAACGTGTTCTGACGTCAGGTGGGGGCGTGACACTAGCTGATGCAGGTGCGGGTTCTACGTTGACGCTAGGAATCAATAATTCCATCGTTGCAACGGTCTCGGGAACAACGTTCACTCAATTGACGGGATCCATTCAAAAAACCGCATCCGGTGTTTCATACCTGGCTGGAAGCCCCGACGTTTTCATCTCTTCGGCCTCAAATGGTCAGATAGGGGTTTCATTAAATCCTTCGTTCAGTTCTTCTCTCGTCAACGTCATTAATTCCGCGACATCTTCGTTCAATACATTGACATCACGAATCTCCTCCGTAGAAGTTTCTGCGACAGCGTCATTCTTGTCCGCGTCTAATTCGATTGGGGGACTGAGCTCGAGCGTCGTTCTGTCGTTCGTATCTTCGTCTAACGCTCTTACTGCGGCCTCATCGTCGTTCGTAACGACGATCAACAATTTAAGTTCCACCGTCGTTTCTTCGTTCCTGTCTGCATCTAATTCTATTTCTGCGACTTCGGCATCGTTGAGCGTCACCGATCGATTGCTTTCTCAGTCTTTGGTCAACGTTATCGTTTCGACGACGAGCTCGTTTAACACTCTGACAAGCAGGATTACCTCAGTCGAGGTATCTGCAACCGCAAGTTTTCTTTCAGCTTCTAATTCAATCAACTCATTGAGTTCAAGCGTTGTCTTGTCATTCGTTTCTTCATCGAACGCTTTGACAACAACATCAGCATCGTTTGCAACATCTGAAAGATTATTGTCACAATCTCTAGTTAACGTCATCAATTCTGCGACGTCTTCGTTCAACACGTTGACAAGCAGGATTGCTAGCGTTGAGGTCAGCGCAACCGCATCATTCTTATCTGCGTCTAACTCGATCACTGCGACATCATCGTCGTTCGTTACGACGATCAACAATTTAAGTTCAACTATTGTCGCTAGCTTCGTATCTGCGTCAAACGCTTGGATTGACAAGGCTTCGAATCAAACGATGACGGGAAACAAGTCATTTTCGGGCGGTTTGTCTGGCTCGGTTCAGAACCTATCGAACGGTACTTCGTACCTCGTTGCTGGTACGAACGTTACAATTGCATCGGCTTCGAGTGGACAAGTAACGATCTCTGCTATTTCTGCTGGTTCCGGTGATCCGAACGCGTCTTATGTTGTGATCGGTCTTACTGGATCACTGAATGCTGAACGTGCATTGACTGCTGGCACGGGATTGTTGTTGACTGATGGTGGTGTCAATTCGAACGTTACACTCGCGATCACTTCCGAATTCAGTTCATCATTACGGGACGTCATTGCATCGGCAACGTCTTCGTTAAATGTTCTTACTTCACGAATCACCTCTGTCGAAGTTTCTGCCACTGCGTCGTTCTTATCAGCATCTAATTCAATCGCTGTGACATCATCTTCGTTTGTGACGACGATCAATAATCTTAGTTCGACGGTTGTATCATCGTTCCTATCGTCATCAAATGCCACCCAATTAACCTCGGCTTCGTTTGCAACGTCAGAACGCCTTCTTTCGCAATCGCTGGTTAATGTGATTACCTCTGCAACGGCATCATTTAACACGTTGACATCACGAATCTCCTCCGTAGAAGTTTCTGCGACAGCGTCATTCTTGTCCGCGTCTAATTCAATAGGTTCGTTAAGTTCAAGCGTCATTCTTTCATTCGCTTCTTCGTCCACGTCACTACAAGCAACATCAGCTTCGATCAACGGAGCGATCACCAATCTTCGAGTACCAAGTTTTGTCACCCTAGGAACGTCTTCTGAGTTATCAAACGAACGCGTTCTAACTCAAGGCGGTGGAATCACGTTGACTGATGCGGGGGCTGGATCCACAACAACCCTCGGAATCAACAACAATTTGATAGCAACGGTCACAGGATCCACCTTTGCTCAACTTTCGGGTTCCCTTCAAAGGTTAGCAGATGGAACTTCTTACCTCGTAGCGGGGGCTGGAATGACAGTCTCAAGTGGTTCGAATGGTCAGATAACTTTAACAACCACGCTCGCTGATCCCGGTGCTGCGTATGTCTTGATTGGAACGACAGGATCTCTTGCGAACGAGAGAGCACTAGCTGTTGGCGCGGGATTGCTTTTGGTGGACGGTGGGGCGGGTGGAAACGTAACTCTATCGATAACGTCTGAGTTCAGCTCATCCCTTAGGGATGTCATTGTATCCTCAACGTCATCGTTGAACGTTTTGACATCGCGAATTGCTTCAGTTGAAGTATCTGCGACGGCCTCGTTTTTGTCTGCTTCTAATTCAATCGGATCATTGAGCTCAAGCATTGTTCTTTCATTCGTATCAGCGTCGAACTCGTTACAATCAACATCGGCTTCATTTGCAACGTCAGAACGCTTGCTTTCTCAGTCCCTCGTTAATGTTATCGTCTCAACAACTGCAAGCTTTTTGTCTGCTTCAACGTCAATTACAACGACGTCGGCATCAATAAACTCAACAATCAACGCATTGAGAATTCCTTCGTTCATTGCGCTTGCATCGTCAAACGAGCTAACAAATGAACGAACTTTGACTCAAGGCGGGGGTATCACATTAACGGATGCTGGTGCTGGTTCGACGCTAACATTGGGAATCAACAACAACGTTATTTCCACCATTTCGGGTTCAACATTTTCCCAATTAACAGGTTCCATTCAAAAACTCGCTGACGGAACTTCGTACCTTGTCGCTGGTTCTAACATTACGATTTCATCCGCATCGAACGGTCAGATCATGATTTCTTCTCCCACATCGGGAGGCGCCGCTGATCCGGGAGCCGCATACGTTCTAATTGGAACGACGGGTTCACTTGTAAACGAAAGAGCTTTAGTTGCTGGTACTGGTTTATCGTTGACTGATACTGGTGCTGGCGGAAACGTAACTTTAGCTATTACTTCTGAATTCAGCTCATCGCTGAGAGATGTCATTGCGTCTTCGACATCCTCATTTTTATCTGCTTCGAATTCAATCACTGCAACCTCATCTTCGTTCGTAACGACGATCTCAAACCTAAGTTCAACGGTTGTCGCCTCATTTCTATCATCGTCAAATGCATTAACTTTTACTTCCGCTTCGTTCACCAGTACTGATAGATTGTTATCACAATCGCTGGTGAACATCATTGTTTCGACAACAAGCTCGTTTAATACGCTGACATCAAGAATTGCGTCCGTCGAAGTATCAGCAACAGCATCGTTCCTATCTGCTTCGAATTCAATCGGATCATTGAGTTCAAGCGTTATCTTGTCATTCGCATCTTCGTCGAACGCTCTAGCGGCAACATCGTCCTCGTTCGTAACGACGATCTCGAATCTCAGTTCGACCGTCGTAGCCTCGTTCTTATCGGCATCGAACTCGATCTCCACAACATCAGCATCACTCAGTGTTACCGATCGATTATTATCTCAGTCTCTAGTTAACGTCATAATTTCTACAACATCATCTTTCAACACGTTAACGAGCAGGATTGCTTCGGTCGAAGTATCTGCAACAGCTTCATTTTTATCAGCTTCAAACTCAATCACTGCGACATCATCGTCGTTCGTAACGACAATTTCAAATCTAAGTTCAAGTGTTGTTACAAGTTTCGTATCCGCATCAAACGTTTGGGTTGACAAGGCCTCGAATCAAACGATTTCAGGCAATAAATCATTCTCTGGTGGTCTTTCAGGTTCAGTTCAGAATCTATCGAACGGTACGTCGTACATCGTCGCTGGAACGAACATAACGATCACCTCTGCTTCAAGTGGTCAGGTAACCATTTCATCAACTGCGACGGGTGGGGGTGCCGATCCGGGTGCAAATTACGTGCTCATCGGAACCACAGGATCGCTTGCGAATGAACGAGCCTTAACCGCCGGAAGTGACTTAAATCTAACCGATGCGGGTGCCGGGGGAAACGTAACCATTGGATTGAATCAATCGTTCAGTTCGTCGTTGGTGAATGTAATCAATTCAGCAACCTCTTCTTTCAATGCATTAACGAGCAGGATTGATTCCGTTGAAGTTTCTGCCACGGCATCGTTCCTGTCGGCTTCGAATTCGATCGGTGCATTGAGTTCAAGCGTTGCATTATCTTTCATATCGGCATCGAATGCCTTGACAACGACCTCTTCTTCGTTCGTAACGTCGATCAGCTCCTCGTTTTCAGATTCGATCTTTGCAGGATTGAGAGTTTCGCAATCAACGTTCGATGCGACTGGAAGCGTCTCATCGATTCCAGATTCGTACACAACGAATCCCGCGACGCAAACTAACAACCTTCGACGTCCGACGTTTCAATACTCGGACAACGGACAACCTTGTTTAAGGTTCCTCACGAACGACACGCTGAGCTGGCCCATAACACCTTCGAATTCTGGAAATCAAAGGTGGGGCGTTGCATTTTGGGTCAAGTTCGATGATCTATCTGGAGTGAAGGCTCTCTTCACCACAATGACAACCGGCGGTGCTTCCGCGAATCGACTTCGATTCTACCAGCAAACTTCCGGTTTGACATGCGAGATCTACGCAACGTCAGTGGCCGGCAGGTTCGTGAATGCTGCGAACTGTCTTACTTTGGGTTGGAACTTCGTATCGTTCGAGTACGACTCGTTGCAACCCACAGAAGCTACCAAGGCGGTGATCACCGTCAATGGTTCAGCACGTACAACGTCGTTCGGTAATCAAGGCGGGGGCGCTGCGATCGGTGACCTGATCTCGGTCACGGGAACTCATGTCATCGGTGACATTCAAAATGGAGCGCCCAGCCTTCCATTGAATGGCGTCATCGGTCCGAATTTATTCCTGTTCGGAAGTAAAATGTTCCAAGCAACAACGGGATTGTTGACGAATCGAGCTCGCCTCCAATTGATGGATTACGAGAAACCGATTGATCTTGCAACGATCCAGCCAGGACTCGTTGATCTCACGACGACGCAATCGATCACCGGAAGCAAGACATTTCTGAATGGACTTTCGGGATCATTACAACAATTGTCGGGGGGATCATCGTACCTCGTCGCTGGTACGAACGTAACGATTGCTTCGGCTTCGAATGGACAGGTAACGATTTCATCAACGGCAACGGGAGGTTCGGGTGATTCGAACGCATCGTACGTCGTCATCGGGTTAACTGGTTCACTTAGCGCGGAACGTGCTCTTACAGCAGGAACTGGTTTGTCGTTGATCGACGGTGGTGCCAATTCGAACGTTACGTTAGCAATCACGAATGAATTCAGTTCATCGTTACGAGACGTCATTGCAACAACAACATCTTCGTTCAATAACTTGACGTCAAGAATTGCGTCGGTCGAAGTTTCAGCAACGGCGAGTTTCCTTTCTGCGTCCAACTCAATCGGTGCTTTGAGTTCGTCAGTCGTTGCTTCGTTCCTGTCAAGCTCTAACGCTTTAACATTCACGTCTGCATCATTGAGCGTGACCGATCGTTTATTGTCACAGTCACTCGTCAACGTTATAATTTCTGCGACAGCAAGTTTCTTATCCGCGTCGAACTCAATTCAATTACTAAGTTCAAGCGTCGTCGCTTCATTCCTGTCTTCATCGAATGCTTTAACGTTCACATCAGCTTCTTTACGAGATGCAGACAAATTACTTTCACAGTCGTTGACGAACGTCATTGTTTCTGCGACCGCATCGTTCTTATCTGCTTCGAATTCGATCGGTTCGTTGAGCTCGAGCGTCGTTTTATCGTTCGCATCCTCATCCGTGGCTTTACAAACTACATCAGCATCAATAAATGGAACGATCGCCAATCTTCGAGTTCCCAGCTTCGTAACGTTAGGAACGACAATTGAATTAACGAATGAACGTGTTCTCACACAGGGTGGTGGAATAACTCTCACTGATGCTGGTGCAGGATCGACCGTAACACTGGGTATCAACAACAACACGATTGCCACCGTTTCGGGAAGCACGTTCACTCAACTCTCTGGTTCTCTTCAAAAGTTAGCTAACGGCACGTCATATCTGGTCGGTGGCATCGGCGTCAACGTTACAAGTGCATCTAATGGCCAAATAACGTTGACAACAACGGGCACTTTGCTTAGAGCGCCTCAATATTGTTTGACAGGCACTTTGAGTATAATTCATCCCGTCGGTACTAGAATCATCTTTGTCAAAGGAGTCGGCGGCGGCGGTGCGGGAGGGGGCTCGGCCGCTACCGCTTATACGGGCGGCGCTTGCGGCGGGTCCGCAACATACGCAGAAAAAACAATCACGATATCATCGTTAACTTCAACGTACGTGATCGGCGCGGCAGGTGCTGGAGTCTCAGGTGCGGATGGTGGCGACGGGGGAAGTAGCTCGTTTACGAATGGTTCCACAACCGTCTCCGTACCTGGTGGTAGCGGTGGATCAATATCATCAACTGCAGCGGGTACTTGGGTCACTGCCGCTGGTGGACCCGGCGGCGGCAATGCTACAAATGCTGACTTTTCAATCAACGGACAAAGAGGTGGTTCTTACGTTCGTGATTCCCAAGTAACGCCCGCTCGATGGCACACGGATGCCGGAGGAAGTTGTTGTTTGGGTAACGGTGGGGCAAGTCAAGCAAGAATTGACAACACGTCAGTTGCTGGCGGAGCTGCGACAGGCTTTGGTTCAGGCGGCGGCGGCCGTCTGCAAGGTAATTCCGCGGTGGCAAACCCCGGCGCCGCGGGAACTGCTGGTGTATGGATGGTTGAAGAGTATTCTGCTAAAATTAAACGTTTACAAGTAGTTGAATTTTTATACGGCCCAGATCATGAAAGAAAGAATGTATTTTGTGTACGCAGATCGAACAGATGTAGGTGAACCTTTAGAGCCCCCGGCGAAAAGCGATATTTAACTCATGTCTGCGATCGGTACATTTGCAATTGGTACGAGGGCGATTGCTGATCAGAACGATTCAGAGTCATCGATACAAACGTTTTACGCTGAATCAATAAATTCAACAGAACGTTTTAATGAACCACGATTCATTTGTACGGTACTTTTTAATTCACTAAATTCGGATGAGATAGTAAATGACGCTAGCGTGTCATCGCAATCAAGTGCGATAATTTCAAACGTTGGTAACATTGCTAGCAACGAATCTTTCACATCGTTCAACACGATCGTTACATTACATGTTGACTCAATTCGTTCCGAGGAAAGATTCAACGAAGCGAACGTTTCAACAACGTACGAAATCATCGTTTCCGATCTAGGAAACATTCAAAGTCAGGAGCGCGTAGATTCAGTTACTACGGTCGTTACTTTACGCGTCAATTCAATTTCTACAAATGAAGCCGTCAATGATGCGAATGTTTCCACAATTGCGAAGATCGTAGTTTCGAACGCTGGGGACATTTCAAGTTCTGAAAATATTCAATCGCCCACAATCAGAACGACATTTCATGCTGGATCCATCGAATCAACTGAAAAATTTGATGAAGCAAACGTCTCAACACCGCCAGTCATCACAATCCCGGTCGTCGGAGGCGTTGCGAGTCTCGAAGCGTTCGAATCGTTCGCCGTAAAACAAACAATACGATTCACTTCGATTGATTCTTTGGAAGAATTTGGTGATCTAAGTACAATTTCTAACGTTGGAGTTCAACTCGAATCGATTCCTGGTTCTGAAAACGTTAATGGATTCGCAGTCAAAACGATAATACACGAACTTTCGGCTGAAAGCGAAGAACGCTTCGGTGAGATTCAAGCCGTATTTGATTCCACGATTTCGAACGTTGGAATCGAGGGAAGCGATGAAACCTTCGGTGAATTCAATGCTACGGTCGTCTCGGAAGCCGATGATACGAACGTCATCGACATACAAGCAATGTTGCTACGACGTCGTCGATCCGGTGGATCATCGTCGAGTCACCAACATGAATCCTCTGAAGAAAAGGATCAAATCATTCGTGCGGCAGCCCAATTGATGGAGGTTAACTTGAAACCTCGCAATGATGTCTCTGGTAAAACGATCATCAAATTTCCAGCGAATCAGGGTAACGCGATGAAAAAACAAAGGATCATCTTTGAAAGATTGGTCGTTAATAATATCGACGTGAAAGTTAATTATGTGAGAAGAAGAAAACAATGAACGAGAACGATGACATTGAACTTGACTTGATGGAAACCAACGAATTGATCTTCAACGTTAAGGTTGAAGGTTCGAATACGATTCACGAATCAAGGCTACAAATACGACAAAACGACATTTCGTACACGTTCCATGGCACGAGCGTTGCTGGTGACGAGGGTAACGTATCGTTCATGATTCCCGAAAGCCTGATGAAGGAGGGGACGTACGAATCAAAGGTTGAGGTCATTGTTGGTAACAAGATCCTCGTTCCGTTGAAGTTCAATTCCGTTTTCAAGCAAGCGTTGAAGTCAAGCACGGAATTGATCGAAGCGAACGTCAACTTGAATGATTCTATCGTCGTCGAAGCGAAGCACGTCATCAACAAGAAACACGTATCAGCGAACAAATCATTGAAGGAACGATTCCTGTCAAAGAAGTCTCGCCAGCCAGTGATTAAACGCTGAACGTTTTAAAGTTAGAATTTACACATGAAAATAGCGAAAAATGAATTGAAGAATCTCATTAAAGAATGTTTGATAGAAATTCTTTGTGACGGGATTGGGGAAAACTTAATTGAGGCTCGAAAGATGAACTCTCGTCATCGTGAACCCATCCTAGAGGGTCGAATTGACCAGAGAAAGCTAAACAATCCAATCGCTCAGCAACGCACGAACGTTCTTAATAACGCAATCGCTGAGGCTGCGGGCAAGAACTCCGTGATGAAGGACATCTTTGCTGATACCGCCGAGAGAACGTTACCTTCGATGCTTGAAGGCAACAAAAAGGGTTATCAACCGGTAGGAACATCGATCGAAGAAGCCTTGGTTCATGAAACGGAACCCGAAGATTTGTTTGGTAGTGAGAACGTTGATCGTTGGGCAAAACTGGCATTTGAATCGCCAGTGATAAAACGGCCTGGTTAATGAAAATGAAAAATAAGCTTCGAGCATTGATTAAGTTGATCATTGAACACAATGATCCTTACGTGGCCCTTAAAAGGTCGGGGTAAGATCAAGAAAACATCTAAAATTTTTTATCACGTATCGATGCAGGATCACGGAGAAAAATTCACGCTTGTACCTCGAATTCCTCGTGATGCAATTGGCATGGAAGAAGAAGACTTTACGACCCCTCGAGTTTGTCTTGCATCAACGACGAAAGACGCTTTCGAAGCGTTGGGATTCAATGTGAACAAAAGTGGAAAAATTTATACCGACGAATTATCAACGAGTGGACACAATGTCGAACATTTGTGGATCTATAAATGTTCACCCAATGTTGTTTTCATTCCTTCGAATGGGGAATATCCCGAGGGTTCATTCAAGGGAAGTAAACAAGAACGAGCTGAAGCCTTGAAAGGTTTTGTACCAGATGCAGGTGATACGGGCGAAGTATGGGTACTTGAACAAATTGCGGTGACATTAGTAAAAGTTATCGATGTTCCTAGCGGGGCATGAAAAATTCATCAACGTTTCTAGAACACGCATACTTAATTGAAGCGAGCCCGTTAAACAGGAGAAAAACTACAAATGAAATCATTGACCAAAGAAGGCCTAAAACGACTAATTCAGCAAGAAGCTGCGAAAATGAATGCCCCTGAGGATGTCGAGAAGGTTGCTGCGAAAACGAAAGAAGTTGACGCCGATGAGTATGGAACCGACAAGAGCCTCGAAAAGCACATTGACATGGTTTCCGCCCTCAAGATTGAGGAATCTCGTCTACTCCGTCGGCTCAAGACCCTCCGTGAATCGAAAGCACGCATCCTGAAGACGATCAAGAATCGAAAGTAATCTCCTAATGAAGATTTCACTGAAACAACTCAAGCAAATCATCAAAGAAGAGATTTCAAGATCACGTAAGGTCTTGAAAGAAAGCACGGGCGAAGCGGGAGCTGAGCTCGTTGATGAACAGAATTGCTGGCATCTCGAAGTTGGTAACGAGTACAAGATAGATGGTTCTATTTCAACGTTCGTCGGTTGGTTCGATGATACGGGTTCTGAACTACCTGATGATGTGAATGATGATCCGACTCATGTGCTTTTAAAGTTTCAAGATGTTGATGGATTCGAATGGGAAGCTTACTGGAATGAAGGAAATTTCTGTGTAGGCTCTTCTGCCGATCCTTTGAGGGTTGCAGAGGCTGAGTCAGAATCGCATGTTTACGACGAAGAAAATTTGTAAAATGATGAAAGAAGTTTCACGAAAAAGCGTTGAAAATGGAAATCATTCATTTCAAGGTGGCGAAGTTCAAAGACGATATTGGGCTAATTGGAGATTAAAGAACAACAAAAATCCTTATCCCGATGATTGGAAATATTTATCTACGAAAGAAGGTCAGTGATGTCAGGTCAAGGAAAATATTCCGTGTACGTTCCGGTTGCAAGCGTGAAGAATTCACGGCTTGCTAAGTTGTTTCGGGGCAACGATACTATCGATTCTCCGTTTGCTGCGGCCATGGCAAGCGGCGATCAGGAACA